AGTGGATATTACGGTAAGCAGTGCCTATTCGGAACAGTCTGGTTCAAGGATGGGACTTGGGCGGACAGAGAAAGCGATGGCGGACTAGAGTGGTGGGTTCATCATGAACGTCCTGAGATTCCAGAGGGGCTTGCTGGCGAACCCAAGATAGCTAACTAGTGCTAGTAATCTCCTTGGAGGAAGAAACCCATTCTAACCAGACAAGTAGTGGTAGCATATTTCAAGAAGTAAAAACATGTCAAATAATGACTGCTAGAAATATTGAGGTAGAAAAATGAACGCAAAAACCGAGTTTATTGAATTAGTCGAAGGCAAGGAAGTTAAATGTGCAGCAATCAATTATCAAGAGTGTTGGGACAAGAGGAACCCAGACTCATTACTACCTATAGGGTATGATCAGGAACAATATAATCAGTTTATCGAAAGTCTTGATTACGACTACGACAATGGGTATGGTGGGCAAAGTCTATTTGGAACAGTTTGGCTTAAAGATGGAACTTGGGCGACCAGAGGAGAGTATGACGGTTCGGAATGGTGGGATCATCATGATTGCCCTGAGATTCCAAAGGAGCTTATCGGCGAACCCAAGATAGCTAACTGATGCTAGCAATCCTCGTGGAGCCAGCATATTCCAAGAAGCCAAAGCATGACAAACAATAACTAGTAGGAGAGAAAGATGACTCAAATTGAATTAACTCAAATCTCGGATGAGCCGATAATTCGGGCTCTTGAAGCTATGCCTGCTAGATCACAATTCTCCATTCGTTGTCTTGCCGCAACGGAAATCGACCGTAGATGGGACTGGATTCAGACACATTATTATAACGGGGCTGAAGTGCCTTGTAACGATCTGTTTGACTATCGAGACTGGCAGGTAGTTGCCTACTCAGGAGACACACGGGTTACTGTCCATGAAGTTACGGGGCTGGCTATTGACAGCACCAATTCCCTCTTGACTGTTTCTTCGGGCGACTCGACTGCGCTTGATGACGGCTTGATTGATTCACTAGGCTTACTTAACAAGCAGCGAAATGAAGAAATGGGAGCAGCAAAAGTTGATCCAGTCTTTGTGGCGAAGAAAGGCGCGCCAATCGGACTTATTAAAGTTCAATTCAAGGCTCTCATCACAGACCGCACAATGCGTGATCTAATGGCATCCACTAAAGCCCTGCACGAATCAAGAATAAGAGCGAATAATAGGTATCTAACTGAGCAATTCGGCGATGGTTAATAACCAGGATGTCTTCGCCTATGGACAATGTTATCGATGCAATCAAGGTATCCGCTATCCCGGCAACAACTACGGCTGTTCTTCGGGGGCATGGGTACTCAATGGAACCGTTGCTGACGCAGTGGCTCAGTTCAACTTCATCCTTGGTGGCAAGGGCATTCCTGAAAAATACAAGAAGGAAGCCCACAAGGAATCTCGTGCTTACGGGCTACTCATAGACAGTAAAGGAACTAAGTATTCTGCAAAACTCGGCACAGAATCAATGCTGCTCCGAGACGTAGAATACGACGCAACCCAACGGAGGCTCCTTGAGCGTCTGTGTACATCAAAGAAAACGGAGAGAGACGTATGATAAGACTCATTGATTTGAGAGCCTCAAGTATTGGGGATTACGCATTTGCTTGGATTATCGAAGAGACGGATTGCTTCCTTGTGATCAATGGCAGTCAAGCATGGGATGGGTGGATCGATTTCGCCCAAGACTGTAGGAGTGCAAACAAAGAAGAGATACTAGCGACTCTGCGACCACTTTGCCCTGAGTGGCTAGAGCAAGAAATACGGAGCCACGACATAAGGCTCATAACGAACAGCCTAGGAGCAGACACAATGATTATCGATGATCCTCTTGCAAAGGAACTCGTCCCTAATGAATACGGACTGGCAGAGCTGGCTGAATGGTGGGAAGGCAGCGGGGTCTATAAAAAAAGAAGACAGGAAAACAACGAAGGGAGTGTAGATTGGACAGGAGCCTGACCCTAAACGAATGGTCTCTCAAAACCCCTGAGACCCTTTCGTGGTAACGATTCAAGGCTTATAACGAAGCAGCTAAAAGGAGGCACACTGAGGGGTCTTCAAAAAGAAACGACAAAACGGAGGGAGACGGTGACTAAACAGTATCGAGTAACATTCTTTGAGCATCCACCGTTATCTGGGCGGGTTCCGGGATTAGGACGATTTGACGAAGAAAAGCTCTTGGGTCGAATCAAGGATGACACTGGCTGGACAAAGACCATTACGAAGCCCTTCACCGACCGCCCTGAGAATCGGCAATGGGTATTTCTGATTGACTCCGAGGTAGTGGTCAACAAGGTGTTGGGAACTCTAATGTGGGGCACACCCAGTATCGGTGGATTGGCAATGGAGTTGATCGAAGGAAGCGAAGAAAAACAAGGAGAAAGCAATGACTTATAACGAAAGAAAGAAGGCAAGGGCTGACCACTTTGAGCTAAAGGTAAAGGGCTGGAAGCAGCGAGACTGCGAAGGTGGTGGCAAAGAAAGGTACAAGCCAAACTCCGTAGAGGAATTGAGTAAAAAAGATTGCGTGGTCAATCCTGAGAAGATATCAAAGGTACTTCAGTCTCGGAGAGTCAAGGAAGTCCTTTGTGTTATCGATGAGTTACAGAGTACCGATGATGACGGGCACGTAGCTCAAGCGATCACTCAGATCGAAAGGTTGAAGCCCATTGAAATCGCCCTAGTGGATATCTTCTGTCGAGAAGACCATCCACAACTTAAGCACCTGACATACCTACTATCTTGTGCCCTCGATCACCAAGAGGTTTTCCGTGGGCATAATCCACTGCTCTTCGCTCACGCTGAACTGCTGGATTCTTTAGGCGAGGACGGTAGCGTGTCGCATGGGCGACTAACCCTAGACCAGCTAGAGGAAGGTCGCCAACAATGGAAGAAAGCGGGTATCGACCCGTTGAAAGTTGCGCTGGAACAAGGAGAGACATCGTGACGATGACCAATAAGCAACGGGCAGAAGCAAGACACCTGATCGCAGTTAGGGCACAGAAGTCTCTGGTGAAGAACGCAGCGAAAGTCGAAGCTCTTTCCGAGGATGGGACGGTGGTATTCACCTCCTCTCAGTTCGAGATAGGGCTAGGCAGGTGCGGAGATGTGGCTTATCGCCTACAAAGAGAGCAGTACGGATGGGATAGATTAGGCTTAGTTACTGACGCTCCACTTAAGGACAGACAGATGGAGGGATGGAAGCAGGTCTCATCGAGAGGCAAGACGACTATACAGTACACATACCACTTCACCATTGACTGCAAGGACATACCCAGTCCGCTCGTCCCTTTTTGTCGCTACCGAGTGATTGATAGCGAAGGGACTGAGTTATACGAGACTAACGTTAATTGGAGGAGCTTTCTTTAGGCACAGGGGTTCTTAGTCAATCTTTGATAGTATGTACCCATGCGAAAAGGCAAACTCCCGAAAACCAAGTCTCTCCAAATCCAGACCGGAGCTATTCTCTGGTTTGGCGAAGAACACACAACGAATGCCGAGTTCAATCCATCGTTGCTCAAGGATGGCGATGAGCTTTTTTGGGTTCAAGGAGAGACAAAGACTCGCATGGGTTTCATCAAGGGTTATGGTAGCGGGAAGCACTATTACAAAGAGTCAACTAGACGCTATGTAATCTTGCCAAGGTGGTGGTACAGCCAGGTAAAAGCGACCCCCGGTGAGGTCGCAATCTGTGTCGGCGGGAAAGCTATTCCTTCGACAATTCTCGATCCGCCTCTCTGACGAGCTTGCGGAATAAATCGGAGAAGCTAGTGTCATGGTGAGCCGCAAGCCTTTCTAGAGCCTTTTTATCCGTGGGGCTGAAATACGCCTTGACTTCTTCGGTTCTCTTCACGTTAGCTGCCTTTCGTTGTTGTGCCATAATTCTCTCCGTGTTCCTTGTTTAGTGCTATACTGTCACTATATCAGGGATAACAAAGAAAAGCAAGGAAGAGTCGGACAATACTAAACCAATGGAGAGAAAAGATGGGAATACCAAAAGAAGAAAGAGGAAACGTTCTACCAAAAGAAGTAGCGAGGGCTCTCAAAAAGAAGGGAGCAAAGATCGAGTACCTTTCCGAAGAGGGTGGTAAAGTAATCTTTTCCACCGATGATTATAAGCCCATGAGAACCTCTGAAGGCACTAAAGTATGGAGGCAGGAATGTGCGGAATCAACTCAACTACCTACATACTTTCAGATAGTGGACGAGCATGGAGAGAAAATCTTTGGAGGGCAAGTTCATCCGATTCTCCAATACGAAGATACGACGATCCAATACTACCCTGACGACGACTCTAACGATCTAACATTAAGTTTTTCAAGCCTTTAAGGAGGAAAGAAGGTATAGCAACCTTCATGGGTGCAGACTTCCGCCCAACAAGAGAAAAAGTCCAGCAATACTAAATCAATGGAGAGAAAAATGGGAACACCAAAAGGAAAGAAAGACGTTCTATCAAAGAAAGTAGCAAAGGCTCTCAAAAAGAAAGGAGCAAAGATCGAGTACCTTTCCGAAGAGGGTGGTGAAGTAATCTTTTCCACCTCTAATTCCAAGATCAAAAGAACCGCCGAAGGTATCAGAGTAAGAAGGAAGGAGTTTGCGGAATTGACCCAAGTACCTACCTACTTTCAGATAATTGACGAGGATGGAAAGAAAATCTCTGGAGGGCAAGTTCATTTGATTTGCGGTGATCCGATACCTGTCTTGACGGTATTTGAGCCGACTGTCAACCCTGGCGATCTAACATTTAACATCGCAAAATTTAGCATCGCAAAACTATAAGGAGGAAAGATGGAAATAACGAGAATCAAGGGTACGGATTGGAAAATCACAGAAAATGAAGACATTTTCACGATCCTAACTAGAGACTTCGCAGCAAGCCCTTGGAAATGGCATGTAAAGACAATGGATTTGGACGAAGCAGTGATTCAGATGGCGGTGGGTTTAACCCACGTCCCCATTGTGAATATCAAGGATCACCCCGACTTGACCTTCGTTAGTCGCAAATCGTTCACCCTATTGCTAGGCGGTTTGTGGCGAATCGCAAAGTACCTAGATATCTACTTCGTTCAGATCAGAGAAAACCCAAGCCAATCGTGGGACTCTGCGACTCTCTCTGGAGCGTTCCCCAACGTAGAAGGTGCTGTTCGATGGGTAGCAAAGTTGTCCGAAGGGAACAAGGCATAGCAACCCTCTCTTTCGCAAAACAAACTCATTCTAATCAGACAAGTAGTGCTAACATATTCAAAGAGGTGAAAACATGACAGCAAAACTAGAAGGATACGATTTCGATGATGGCGATTTCGCTACTTCCAATGACTTAGCTACGTGCCAATGGATCAATCCCCAGAAAGATCACTTCGGCTTGGCTATTTCTCCAGAGAACGCAACGAAGGCAATGTTCAAGCCCGACACTGCTGGCTGGGAATACAAGGAAATCAAGTTCCCGAAGAAGTCGGAGGGAATGTGGATGACGCGCAACCCCCGAATCCTCGTCCTCAACGGCTCCAGCGTTATCTCCGCCGAAAGGAAAGAGGAAGGCGATGCTTGTCCTCGTTATATGTGGGCTTTGAAACCCAAGTTTGACGATGATGGTCGTCCTATCTTCGATAGCAACAACAAACAAGAAGTCGAGACGTTAGGCGTTATCCCCTACGACGACTCTAAGTGGGCTGACAAGGAACACTATGCTTCCTTTAGTCGCTTTGTTTTCTTGGTTGTTGACGAGAATAATCAAGTGGTCTCGAATCCCATTGTGCTTCGTACTCAAAAAGCTTCGGAGCTAACGATTGTCAACTTGTTCCGCAAGGAATTTATTCCCGGTGTACTCAACGTGTACGAGAAAGCCGTAGGGAAAAAACTACCCAAGGAAACCCCTACCTGTAAGTTCCTCGCTCGGTTTGTATTTCAACCTATCCTGACCGCAGGTAAGGCTGGCGCAGGAGCCGCCGCAACCCGTGCTGATTCCTTCGTGCCATTGACTGCCGAGAGATTCGCTGAGTTTGCCTTGCAGTCAAAGACCCACGCTGACACCATAGCCACCGTTGCTTCTCACCTAGAGAATCTCTTGGATTACGTCAGCGAACCCTTGATGGCAATTCCCTCGGAGCCTGAGCCTGCCGAAGTTGAGGCGGTAGCTCCTAAAGCAGCACTCAAGGCAGCATTAGGAGAAGAGACTCCTTTGTCAGCCGATGATATCAGGTCGTTGATGGACGAAATTGGTCGAGCAGAGAAAGAGCTCCATCTCTCTCCTGTAGAGATAAGAACTCTTCTCCTTGAGACCTTTAAGAAGAGAGTGAAGCACCTCTTGACCACGGATGATCTGCTTGCCTATCTCGACCTACTCAAAACGATTCGACTAGAGATAGAGATGGGGGTCTCCCCTGAAGAGATGAGGGTTATTCTCCTTGAGACCTTTGCTAAGGCAGAGAAGAATCTCTTGACCACGGAAGAGCTAAGCGACTATCTCGAAATACTCAAAACAATGGAAATGGATGAAATCTAATGCCCAGAAAAAAGCCCTACCCAGTCGAAGACAAATATTGTCTGTTCATCGGGAATCATTATCCCAGAGAGTCGGGGCTTCCCCTGCCCATTGATCGTGTTTGGCACGATCTTCTCTCCGAAAACAACGAAGACAGGGTTAGCCAAGATGTCCTGTCTTCGGCTCTGCATTCCTCGCGAGACTTAGCGCGCCATGCAAACTTGGTGAAGCTACGGAATCTTTGTCGTAGATGGTCTAGCCAACCTGAGCTAACTGTCGATAACATTCTCTTTACCGTTACTGAGCTAGATGCCGCCAGGATCGAATCTGGCATCAACCCAGACTTCTTTAAGAAGAGGTCGATTATCTCCACGAGACACCGAGAAGCCCTGATTCTCGTTCGGCTGATCGGTGAAGGCAATGAAGCCGATGAGTGGACTCAGGGACTCAGAGAAGCTGCAATGTCTATCGCCGACGCTCGGAACCACACTGCTGCTACCCTCTTCTTGAGGAAGCACAAATACGTCTGGGATAGGGACACCTGCACTTATACCCCCAAGACTGAATTGCGAAACCTGTTGATCGAGAACAACAAAGATAGAGTAATTAACTGGGTTGGCAAGGAGGCTGGCAATGAATAATTCAACGTTTTCTGTGACTTTTCTCTCTGATCCTGAATTGAAGCATCTTGATATTGGCGGGAGAGAAACTACCTTCGTCTCATCGCTAGTGGGCTTGAAGGATATTAAAGGTGTTGAGTCCCAACTTAGGGTCGAGGCTTGGGGCAAACTTGCCGATGACCTCTCCGCCGAGCTTCGTCAGGGAGATGAGGTGATCTTGATTGGTCGCTTGCAGATCAAGGTAAGGGAGACCGAGGCTGGTGTTCGCAAATCGGCAGAGGTGATCGTCACTCAATTCCTTAAAATAGGAAGTACTACCCCCGGAGCAACCAGCGACATCCCTGTTACTCAGTGGAACCAATTGGACGCTATTCCTATGAAACCTAAGCCTGCTGGTAAGAAGGTCGTCCCTGTTATCGACGACACTGACCCTGACGATGGAGACACTAACTTCGACAATATCCCTTTCTGACTCACCGATAAACCTATGCAAAAGAGCATCATTTACGACGTTGAAATTATCAGGGCTATTCCGTCCAAAGACCAGCCGAGAGACCTTAGCTTGGAATACTGTAAGGGGTGGGGTGACTACCTGAACATGGGCATATCCATTGTCACGGTTTACATCTCAGAAGGCTTTTCTTCTTACCCAGCCGGAGTCAGAACCTTCATCAATCAAGAGAGTAAGATACCCTACGACTTCCCCGACTTTCGGCTACTGCTGGAGGAGCAACCAATAGTCTTGGGTTTCAACTCTCTTCGGTTCGATGACAAAGTGGCAGCAGCGAATGGTATCGAAATTACCACTAACTACGATATCTGCGCTCAGATCAAGAAAGCGGCACAAGGGGCAGGGACTTACCCACTGAGGAATATCGCCATAGCCAATGGACTCCACAAAGGCGATGGAGCCCTTGCTCCCCTCCTCTGGCAGATGGGCAAGCGAGACGAAGTGATTGCTTACGGAAAAGAAGAAATGGAGTCCCTAGTACGGATACTCCAGCTTGGGCTCCGAGGGGAATTAAAGAATCCCAACAATGAAAGCCTGATTAATCTACCCCAGACCAATCTGGACATGAGCTACTACAGCGAGGTACAACTATGACTGGTTTTTGGCTAAAGCTACATGATCGGGTCGAACATGTAGGGGATATCGGAATCGCTGGAACCGTTGTCCATATCGACGAGAATCTCATTGAGAGTCACGGCATCACAACGTGTCTCGTTCGGTGGGATGACGCAAAGGATGATTTCATTGATATCCAGTGGACGAATAAAATGCAACTAGTCGAAGCTCCCACCGACACTCAGTAAGCAACGAAATGACCAAAGAGGAAAACACCGTGAAGATAATATTCTCCGAAGAAGTCAAAGCTGGGCTAAGAACCCTCTCCAAGGAAGATCGAAGGGAGTACATTGAGAACGCTGTAGCCGAGCAACTAGCGAAGGATGGGCGGAGCTCAGTTGTCATCAGCAGAGTAGATGATGTAGAGGATGTCTCTTCTGCTTCTGGCTCTGGCTGGGTTGTTGGTGGCTATGACTATAGTCATGGTTGTGATTCAAGCAAAGAACTGAAGCTATCTGGACAAGAATGGCTGCAAGCTATGGTTCATGACCAGAAAATCCCCTTCCGTACTCGTGAGGGACTCTCTGGTTCTGTCCAAATCTCCTTTGAAGGCTCCGACACTCAGTAAACAACGAGATAACACAAAGAGGAAAACACCGTGAAGACAAGACTCTCAGAGGAGATCGAAGCCGCCCTAAGAACGCTCTCCAAGAAAGTGAGAACACTCTCCAAGGAAGACCGGGGGGAGTCCATTGAGAACGATGTAGCCAAGCTACGAGCACAGGATGGTCGGCTTATTACACCAGAGGACGAAGTTCCCACCGATACTCAGGGCTCAGTTGTTATCAGCAGAGCAGATGTAGGGTATGTCTCTTCTTCTGCTGACTCTGGCTGGATTGGCGGTGGAGGTGGACAGTCTTTCGGATTGGGTGTTGACTATGCTGGCGGGGGTGGCGGTCGTGAGATGACTCACGGAGCGGGGTTTGGTGGTTATGGCTACGATCCAATAGAAAGGAGAAAACCAATGCTGAAGCCAAAGAAAGCAAGGATCGAGTTCACTCTAAGGGAAGGAGTCCTGAAGGGGGCGATTGAGCGTATTCAGTCTCGACTGGAATCTGAGTTTGATTGGGATGACAAACATGCGCCACTAGTACTCTCCAAAGTGTTGCCAGTGAGACTCCTTGAAGCCTACAACGAGGAGTTGAATGAACGTGACTTAGAGGCTCTTGAGGATGCTGAGTATTGGGCTGGGTTAACCTCTGGAGATCAAATGAACAGACTAATCACTGACTCTATCGTATTAATGAAGGGTATTGACAGCCAAGGACTCCTTGAATACCTAATCAAAGACTACTACGATCAGCACGGACAGTTTCGCTAGAAGGTTCTCCCATGAAACCCCACTCCCGATGGAAGGAGGGAGACACTGCTCAGTTCTTCCCCCACTACTTCAACAATCCGATTCCTTGTACCATCATCGAGGTTGATCCCTGTGGGGTCGTAGTCCTCATCGTTTACCACGAACTTCCCTGAAAGCCAGAGAGACACTTGACTCGCTGGTTAAATAGATACCTAGAACCCTTCGTTCCTCGCATTGTTTTCGTTGAGGACGAGGAGGACAACAAAGATAACGAGGACAATGATGCAATTAATTGAACCCATGCACAAGAACGAAGTCCCAGAAGTACCTATTCTCAAGGAAGATGTTGAGATAGTTATTGAGACAAAAGACCTATTCAGAGTAGGTGGATACTACTACCTAGAGGAGGGAGTTGCCAGAGAGCGTGGCTCAACCCATGATTATTGTATGTGCGGAAACATCAAAAGCAAGATGACATCTTGTTGTGTCTCCTGCGAACAGACATATCAATGGGCAAGATATAATGAAGCTCAAAAAGTAGAGTGGAATGGAGAGCAGGTTTATTCTGATGCCTATGATCAATGGTTTAACAGCCCCAGTGAAGCTATTGATTGGGCGGAGTCTTCCTTTGATGAAGAATTTACCATCGATGAGATGAGGCTCTATCAGTCTCAACCCTTATATCTAGAGGAACCTAGCTGGAGCGAAATAGATGAACTGCCTGACGGGGCTGAAAGCGTAATGGACGTACTACCCCAAGATGTCAGGGAAAAGTATGATGAGCTAACCGCCTTAATTAGAGAAAAGAAGATTATTTCTTGCTATAGGGTGAGTCGGGTTGGCATTGCGGAAAGCACTGGAGACCAATGAATAACTACGACTTACGGAGAGATCGAGACCTACTAAATTACATGATTGACCGCCAAATCGCCGAACTCGAAGCAGCAAGGTCGGCAATGCTATTCCGACTAGAAGGAGTGGTTGTTCCGAAGGCTCGTCCTAGATCAACCACGACTGGTCACGTTTACACCGAACCTTCCTACGCTGAATGGAAGTCGATGGCAACCAATGCTTTCGAGGAAATCAAAACGCTGTACCCCGACTACACCTATCCATTACAGAAGTGCAACGCCTTCTATGTTCTCGATGGCAAATATAGTCGCAAAGGTGACGGGGATAACATTGCTGGATCGATCAATGATGCCCTCGTTGATTCCAGTGGTAAACAAGAGGCGAAGAAATTGGCGGAGAAAAGGGGACTCACTGAATACGAAAAGCCGGGGATACTCAGGGGTGACAACATAAACTGTATCCCCAGTCAAACAATCACCTTGAACTACGACAAGAAGCGACCACCGAGCTTACTAGTTTGTCTTTATTAATGAAAGGAGTGAAGAATATGATAGCTATGACTAATGGTTCAGAAGAAGCTCAACGGGCTTACCAGCAAGCCTGTCTTGATCTGATAAAAGAGCGAGGAGTAAAGATCGAGATTTACCAAGAAGATGGTAAGACTGTCATTGGAACTTCATACGAGTTTCATGTATTTCAAGATAGCCAGCTTTCGGTCAACGTAAACATATATAGCGGCGAAGGAGAAGCATTCCCACCTTATTCTCCTTGGAGAGTCTTCGATGCGAGTGGGAGTGTCCTGATCGAGGAGATGGCTCCAGTCGAAGAAGCCAAGGCAAGAGAAGCCAGACTGCGGAAAGAGTCAGAGCGCAGCAAGATGCTGCACGGTCGCAGGGTCAGGAATCTCACCGAGCTTTGTCAATACTCCGACGAGGAAGAATTCGTCATCTTCAGCCCCAGAGAAGCTACTTTCATCTGGGAGGATGCTGCCGAACAAGTCGTGGAGGACAACTACTTCGTGGTATCTGCCGATGAAGTCGAACTAGTTGATTGAAAAGAACAACCAAGGAACGAGAAATAATGAATAGCGGAATAAAAGGAGTGGAGAATATGGCAGCTACAACTAATGACTCAGAAGAAGCTCAACGGGCTTACCAACAAGCCTGTATTGATTCGATCAAAGGGCGGGGAGTAAGGATCGATATCTACGATGAAGACGGCGAGACTGTCATTGGAACTTCAGATAAGTTCCATCTATTTCAAGATAAGCTCTCGGTCAATGTCAATGTATATAACAACGAAGGAAAAGCATTCCCATCTCATTCTCCTTGGAGGATATTCGATGCCAGTGGAAACGCTTTATTCGAGGAGATGGCTCCGGTCGATGAAGCCAAGATAAGACGGCAGAAAGTACAGGAACTCAAGGAACGCAGCAAGATGCTACACGGTCGCAGAGTTAGGAATCTCACTGAACTCTGGGAATATTCCGATGACGAAGCGTACCTCATCTTCAATCCCGGCAAAGTCACCTTCATCTGGAAGGATACTGCCGAACAAAGTGTGGATGATAACTACTTTGTGATGTCTGCCGATGAAGTCGAACTAGTTGATTGAAAAGAACAACCAAGGAACAAACAATGAATAACGAAGAAATCAAGGAAACACTTCTGCTTCCACTTCTTGATCGGCTGGCAAAATTCGCCACCAGAGTTGACATATTGAGCGAGGACGGGAGCCGCTTGTTGGGTACGTCTCACAGCTTTGAATTTTCTCTTGGGCAATCAATCGCAGCAGGGAGGGAAAGGTACGGGCTGAACTTAGTTCTAGGGGACTGGACTGGGAATGGCTTCTCTAGTATTTCTCCTTACAAAGTTTACGACGAAGGGGGAGAGCTGTTATTTCACGAACCCAGAGAAGAGGCGAGAATAATTCTAGAGTCTCTCCTCACACTTTCCAAGGAAAGGAGCGCAAAAGGCGAATCTTTTGATGGTAAAAGAGTGCGAGTCACAACCCAGTACCATAGTGCGCCCGGAGGCATTGTCATTGAATCGGGAACTGTTTTTGTATGGCAAAATGATCGACTAGAGCAGGAAGTGGGTGGTCGATTAATTGACATCCCTGCCGATGAAGTCGAACTAGTGGAGGGCAAAGATGAGCAAAGTTAAGCGATGGAGATCGAAGAAAGCATCGAAGATAAAGGTCCTCCTTAGGAGGGCTGGTGCGACACTGATACGCTCAGGAGAAGTCCACGACTGGCTAACGAAACTACTGAAGGAGGAGAATTAACCATGACCAATGAAAGTCTCGACGCAATCTCTGAAAACATCAAGGCACTCAAAGAGCAGTACACCGCTACAGTGAAAAAGGGTATCTCTGACGCTGTGACTAGTTTCCTGACTGAGAACGAAGAGGTCAGGGCAATTCAGTGGACTCAAGAGACCCATTACTCCGAAGAGGGTGATCCATCCGGCTTTAGCATCTCTGCCTTCACTTTCTTTTTCAAGTCGCCACTAGACACAGAAGACCTGTTAGACGACTTGGATAACTGGGACGAAGGCTTTTATGAATACAGCGACTTCAAGCGAGACTACCTTTTGAGATGGTTAGATCGTTTTGGGGTCAACATCCCCCTTTCTCGGCTCACAGAAATCCAACTTAGCTTCGGGCTTCTATCGGGTTTTTTGATGGATATTGAGGGATACGTTTATCTAAGTCTATTCGGATACAATACCCAAGTAACCGTGACCAAGGACGGATTCACTATAGCCGAACATGACCCCGATTGATTTACCTAAAGGAGAGAAAATAATGACTAAGGATAAAGATCAGCCAGAGAAAACAGAGTTTGTCGTTGGTAAGCCATGCTGGATCACAAAGTTCGCATTGGGCAGAGGTATCGAGGAGAACATCATAGCCAGTGTCTCTGAGGGCTTTGCTTGGATCAAGGCTTATCCAGATACGGGGAGTCCTTTTGATCACGAATCCATTAGAGCTTTCTGTGCTGGAACCGAAGTGTTCGCTACTCGCAAGGAAGCCATCGAATATGCCGAAGGAATGAAGACAAAGAGAATCGTTGCCCTTCAGCGAGAATTCGACAAATTAAAAGCACTGAAGTTTAACTAGATTAGTAGGAGAGATTATGACTGAGAACATTGATGTGTCGAAGGAAGACAATGAACCCATAGCATACGAAGTGGCAATGAAGAGACTCTCAAAAGCCAGAGGAAAGGCTGCTTGTTATTACTCAGTCACAGAGGTTCTTTGGAGTAGAGAACTCGAAGAAAAGGCTACTCAACCCGTATTCCTTGAATCACTACGCCGGAAGATCGAGGTAATCTCCCCAAGGACTCTGAACAAGGGACTGCCTATGGGTTACATGATGCAGTGGCACGAGTCGTGGACAAGATTGAGGGAGGAATTGTACAACCCTTACTCTTACGAGTATTCCTTCAATGAATTCTTGGCTATTCGTGGAGACGGACATGTTCTGGAAGCTCTCGCTATTCCACTCGAAATACCCAACTCTCCTAGTTCTGCTCGGCAAGATACGGAGGGAGGCAAGCCAACGATTTACCACGAAGATCACTGGCAGACACTGCGGCATCTTGAAGAAGGAGGCTGGGATATTTCCTTGGTGGAATCGTCGAACTTCTTTTTCGGCTCGACAAGGTAAAAGCACTGAAGTTTAACTAGATTAGTAGGAGAGATTATGTTTGCAAACATTAATGAGTGGAAAGAAGAGTTGAAGGAAAACAGCAAGCGCATCGCCTACGAAGTGGCAATGGAAAGACCCTCAAAGGACACCGGAAAGGCTGGCTGCTCTTACTCAACTACAGAGGTTCTTTGGAGTAGAGAACTCGAAGAGAAGGCTGTTCAAAGGATATTCATTAAATCGCTGGGCAAGGAGATCGAGGTAATTTCTCCCAAGGTTCTCAATGAGGGATTGCCCCTGGGCTACAAGATGCAGTGGCATGAGTCGTACAGGAAGTTGAGGAAGGAGGTTTACAATCCATATTTGCGTAACTATTCTTTTGATGAATTCTTGGTCATTATCGAAGACGGCAAATTACTGGAAGATACAATGGATATCTGGCTGGAAATACCAAACAACCCCAATGATTACTATTCGGATGAAGATGGTAACAGCCCAGCAGTCTGCCACGAAGAGTACTGGGAAATCCTCTGGGGCATTGATGACTCTTGGGACAGTTGGCAAGAGGCTGTCCGAGAGTTCTTCCATTCAAAGGTAGATGAGGCAATGAAGGCGAGGCTGTCCTCAAGGGGAGAGTTAGACCGACCTGAAGCTCTTGAAGTGGAGATTGAGAAGCTGGCAAGGCTGATTTATACAGAAGCCCAGTCTAGATCGTCTTCCACCAAATCCCCCCGACTTGAGTAAATTCGTCATCCAGAGGGTCAACCCAAGTAGCAACAATACCCCCGCCCTTGAGCGTCCTTGCCCACACGAGGACATCTCTGGCGGGGTTATCTGTGATTAGAGCTTGAAAGAAGTTTGGGTAGTATTCGTAATGTAATGGCAATTTGTCAACCGTGTCGCAGGTATCGCAGCCTACAGAGTGGATCAGTGTTCCTCCCAGCCATTCAGGGCAGTTGATCAGCATCGCCCGACCCCAGACACTCTCTTGGAGGAAAGCCATAGCACTCCAGTCCCACGCACTGCTTCCTGCGATAGCGTTGAACCCATCGGCTTGACGTTGACTCAAGATAGATTGGTGTTGATAAAGTAGATCGCCAATGACTGACTTAGCAAAAGGTAGAGACGACAACCGTGTAGAACTTGCTCGAAGTGTTGAACTACTGATTCTCGTAGAACACATTGGATAGTCAACGTGAGCCAAGGTGTCAAGGATTAACCATCGATCAGTTCCTCCTAGTAATCTCCGCCCCATCCTTGCTAGTCCTTGAGGAGCTTTGACAACCATCTGATAAAGTAAGTGCCGACTAAATAGAGCGGCATCAATAGTTACCGGACAGGCTCCCGTAGCAATCTCTTCAATAACCGTCCGGTTCGATTCACAGTTGATGACTACCTCCGTCTCTCCTTGTCGCTGAGAATCTAAGTACATTGGTCTCAGAGAAGCATTGAGACAGTCGAAGTTCTTCGTTGGATAAATCCGGCTCCCCGGTGTTATAAACTGAACGTAGTCGTCTCGAATGTCGGCAATAACTTCAGCCAAGGGCTTCTCAACGCAAACTTCGCCATCAAAGCTTCCTTTGCCCCAATTGAGAACCAAGACGTTCACCGGAATCACTGACTCCTTGGCGTTAACAATGCGTGACTTCGTTTCTGCTTCGTTTTGCCAATGTGGAATACAAACCGTAATACTGTAGCTCATGGATATCCCCGTAACAATCGTCATTCCCTGTCATAATAGCTCAGAGACAATAGCCAAGACTATATCCGCAGCGATAGGGCAGGGCTTCTCTGAGGTTATCTGCGTGAACAACAATAGCACCGACGATACTGTTATTAAGTTGGAAAAACTCCCAGTGCTTATCGTAGAGGAAAAGCGACAGGGAACTACCTGGGCAAGGAGAGCCGGAGTTGCTTGCGCCGAAACTCAGTGGGTTGCAGTGATTGACGATGACATCGTGTTGGAGACTGGTTGGTTGAAATCTATGAGGGATTTCATTGAGAACGTGGCTCCTACTGCCGTGGCTGTTACTGGACACGTCTATACTCCATTGCCTCCTCATCTGCTTTGGGCGAGGTCTGTGCTGGCTTGTAATTGCTCAATAGATACCCAAGAATACTATCGACATTCACAACCTTTGGGGTCGGCTACGTTTGTTCGCCGTGACATTTTTCTAAGGCACACTCAGAATCCAGTGCTGGTAGGCAGGGACGACATCAATGGCACTCTCATTGGCTGCGGTGAAGACATCGAAGTTTTTACAAAAATAATGAGAGCCGGAGGCAGGATGTTCCATAACGCAGAAGCCAAAGCTCTCCATGAAATCGAAGAATGGCGCAAGGATTACAACTACTTGATGAGGCTAAAAACAGCCTATTCAAACAGGAAATACCTTGACACTTATTGGACCTAAAACCATGCGGTCGTTGAATGAACAATAAAGGTTGAATCCCCTCGCTCCTTGCCTAATGGGTGGATATCCCTCGTTTCAGGGTTATTCCACGAGAAGCTTCCTGATCCGGTAAATTTTCCCGAAAGAATGACCCCTATCCCTTCCCGATAGCAATAACTTGCCTCGCTGCTGGGGAAGGCGGAAACAAGTATTCTCCCGTTGTCGTAAAAGCAGTACGCTGGATCACCCAAAGGTCTAATTACATTAAGGAATGGGGTTTGATATTTGTTGGCGGTATCAGGCTGTGGTTGCTGTATTGACATCGATCTAGTATATGGATCAGCTAAGTCAGCGTACCCCAGAGACGGCAAAGTTAAAAGCCCAGTAAAGCCGTTCAAAGAAAGAGCGAGTGAGGTTGCTCCAGTGTTGTCTATTTTCCCAGTGAAAACTGCCGAGCCAGTGAGAGGCTTTGGCTGCGCTGCCTCACTAAAAGACATGGATTGAATTGAGATAACGCCTGATGACTTGCCGCCTACTACCGCAGCAGAGGCAGCGGAAACAGAGTGAATCGTTCCCAGCGTAAATACCGAAGAAGGGACTCCCGGAACCGAGGAAGGATCGGGTAAGAAGGAGGCTGAAGGCATCTTAATTAACAAGGTTGGCAACCCGTTGAGTTCACCGATAGACCTGCTGTATTTTGGAGACTCAGGATACTCCCCTACTCCAGAGTATTCAGACTCAGCAGTAAAGAATGATGGGCTTGAGTAACTAGTTCCAACTTGACTTAGTACAGACACAAATCCTAGTGGAGTTTCAACGTTAACCCCATTCCAGTAAATTTCCTCTTTGCGATCATTGTCCATCTGAGTGTATCGGAAAGTTAGCCGATCTCCTCCGTTAATGCCGACGGCGAGGCACACTTCTCTACTTTCCCTTGCAGACAACGTTGGTGGATCGACATCAACTTGCGTTGAAACGTCGGTAGAAGAGCAGGAAGCCGTTGCTCCACGGTCAACCCAAGACTCGCCTCGATAGCTGTAAGTAGATACAGTTGTCATTGTCAATCCAAGCGCACCACTGGCGACTCCAGTACCAACAACCTTGAGACTGATAGTCCCCGGTCTGTCCGAGTATTCCCCATTGTTGACAAGGAACGACAAAGTGGTCAGATCGTAGCCACCAGAAATTGTTCTCGTGACTCCACCGGGGATTACAGTGTCGTAGGAAGGAACCGCACATGACACAATCACTCGCACAGGAGTTGCTGGCTGGCAAATACGTGGTCCGGGTACGCTTTCCTCAGAGGGAGTCGATGGACTTCTCTGCCATCCCCATCCCGAAATGGCGTAGGTAGTACCGTAGTTAGTCAAAAAAGGGGCGGCATATTCTAAAGACCAAAGAGTATCCCCTACTTGCCACGACACAACCCCCGCATACAGGTTACTAACCTTGCTTGAACCCATGCTCGGAGAATTAAACCGTCCATCTCGAACTGTGGTTTCCCCAGTCACCGGAGGTATGTTCCCCAAAGGCAGCAATGAATCAATCTTTGATTGAGGGATGTCATCGATCCAAGATCGTCCCCCTGCGCGAATAATTGCATCCCTGTAGTCCTTGACTTTTTGCCAAGCACCCTTGTCACCATGTAAGCCAAGGGATGTCTCCGAACTACGATGCACTGTCACCGTTGTCATGGGACCATTCACGCACTCACCAGAACGCATCCGAGTGTCGTAACAGACCTCCGCCTTCTTTATTGTCCGACTCTTTGAAATGTTTATATCCTTGACCTGCCCAGTTCCCAAAACGAAGCTAGGTCTATTTACCGTAAATGTAGATGTCTTTATTACGGACTCCCCTACCGACTCTACCACTTCAGACGTATCCATTGTTGGCGCAATGAACGTCCCCGCACTCCACATCCCGAACCCGTTGTAAGTTAATAAAGGGAATATCTCATCCGTTGTATCCGTCCAACTCCTCTTTCCTGACTCTGTAGCGGTAATATGCCAGATGGTAACTGCCGTACCTGCCTGAAGAGCCAATGCTACCACCCACTTGTCTTCGCCTTCTCCGGTAGCACTGATATACGCTGCCTTGACTACGCTAGACTCGCTGGTTTCATGGACTTTCTTTGGCGACAATCGATCACCGCCAATATAAAATACTCGACTGCCGCCCACTATCTTAGAAAAAAGTACTTTTATGTACTTTCCACTCTTAGTGGGATTGTTTGCTCTTGATTGGCGGAAGGTCGTTGTTTGCTGGGAAATCAATGTACTAGCGTTTCCCGACATGGCAATGTATGTGCCGTCCTCAAGTCGGAATAGAGAACACTGCCCACCAGAGCAGTCATTGCCAGCCTTGGCGGTCACTGTCTTGCCATTGGGTAACTTTGCTGTCACCGTTCCCCCGGTACTCGCTGAACTGGTTAGTTGCCCTAGCTGAAAGTTGCTTTGAGAATCAATGAGCTCTTGGAGCTTCCGGGCTACGCTATCTTTGCTTGTCATAAATAGTTTAAGTTGTTCAATCCAAGAAGACGAAGGAATCGAAGATATCAGTTTTCCAGATTCGATATCTGAATTGAGCCGGAAATCGAAACTTGAATATCTTCTTTTGGCTGATCACTTGCTTTCCATCCGCAAATCCTCAAGCCTTCGGCTGAATATTCGATCATTCCCTTAGCTCTGAATTTGTCCAAAGCATAGTCCCAAGTCTCTGTCGATATTCTTATTCTCTCGCAGATAACACGAGGCTTTAAGTCAACCGTCCCTTCGGGTTGTCCTTGACTAGCTAGGCACAAAACCTTGAACCAGATAAGTTGTTCAGAATCGCTCATTGTATCCGTCACCGGATTATCAATGAATTCTAAGTATAGCTGCGACCATCTCATAGGAAAACCTTGTTAAATTAGAAGCCCCGCATCTTCAGATCGGGGAGTGCCAAGGGCTTCATCTCCAAGTTGAACTTTGACTAGAGATTACTTGCCCTGAACCCAGTGGGATTTCTCGGACAACGTTGCCATCATAGAGTATCTGTACCTTGTTGCCGAGATCTTTGTAAGTAAACCTGTCTTTGGTTATATAGTCGAACTTCTTTATCAGTGAATCAGGGGTGATATTCATTGGGAAACCTCGGTGGTATAATTAAACCACTAGTCCGGCGAAGGATGTTTGACTCATCCCTGCCGTTAATCAACTAGCAATATTTTCACCCGTAAGAGGCGGGTTACTTCTATGACTAATATAGTACGCTTTGATGACTTTGTTGACCCTGAAATCGAAGTTAGCGATGCTGGTAATCTGGATAGTCGCTACTGGACCAAGGAAGAGTCTGACTTTTTGGAATCTTTAGTGGGAGAGTATCCCATAGAACTCTTGATGGGCAAGCTGCGGGAATACTGGCAAAAAAATGGAATGCGAACCCGAACGAGAGGTGCGATCAGGGTCAGGATTCATAATAAAAAACAGAGCACAAGGAGCCAATTAGACAACTACTCCCAGAGGCAACTAGGCGCACTGCTAGGAATAGGGCGCAAACGATTAAGCAGGATATTGGTTGAGGTGAAGGGTTTGGTTAAGCTCTCTAGCTGCTCCGCTATCTCTCGGAAGCAACTGAAGAAACTAATAATGGAACGTCCCGATTTGTTCGCTGAACTGGACGCTGACGCTCTCTATTTCACGATAGGGGGAGAGAAAGAAAGCCCAACATTTTTTAATTACTGCAAGCAAGTATCTTCTCTTCTCTATACACGCCCCAACACCCCAAGGCGGGTGAGGCTCCTGAATACGGGGGAAATATTTGACAGCCTGAGTTTGGCATCCGCAGCTTCATTCTGCTCTAGACATTCCATTAGCAGGGTGTTAGCTAAGAAAGTAGAAAGTTCTTGTGGGCTGAGGTGGGAATATGTTGATCGCACCCAAGCGGACAAACCAAAGATTGATACAATCTCATCAGCAACCAAGGTCTCCTTATGAATTTATTAGAGGTATTGATATTAATAAATTCAGGGCTTTCTAGTAACGACAAAAGCTCTTTGCTTATTTATCATAGTTGTGATCAATCCGTACCAGCAGGGGCAATTCCCTATGGGACTGGGTTCCCAAAGTTACCTTGGTACTGCCCTTTATGTAAAAAGTCTGTAGATAATTACGCTGAGTTGTCTTTTGATATTACGGTCGAAACACTTGATCTAGAGGTGGGTGCGATTGTCCAAGAAAACAAAGACTAGCCTCGTTCCCCAAGGACAATTATCTCTTTCTTGGTTATGCTTTGGGGTCGTAAATTCTGGTAAAATATTAGAGCGCAGATGCCTGACAAGCATCTGCTAACCAATCAACCTAAAACACAGGTATCATGGCTAAGAATAATTCTACATCAAGAGCAGTCGTAGCTCCAGTTAAGATTGGACACATCAAAATCAAAGGGTTGATGCTTCCAGATGGGAGCTTTGCGATTGGAGTTTCACAGGTTGCAAGCCTGTTTCTGATCGACAGCGAACAAGCCTCTAGACGATTCAAAGCCTTGCTGGGAGGGGATTTCCAGTTCGACAAGGCTGCTAGTGAACTGAATCCCAAGGCTGTTAATATCTTGACACTCCCTGAGTTTGAGTTACTCATCCAAAAGCTCGATCGGTCAGGGAATATCCCCGCACAAGAGTTTAGAGACTCACTAACTGGTCTCGCTCTTCATCAACTTTACTGCGATGCTTTCGGCGTGAAGTTTGAACAGCAAGATCGACAGCTATGGCTAAAGGAGCGTCAAGATGGCAAGTTCTATCGCCGATCACTCACCGACGCTACGAAGTACCTCATCGATCAGGGTGAATCATTGAATTACGGCTACATTACCTTGCAGACCTATGAGGCGTGCCATCTCCTCCTTGAATACCGTGCTTACAGAAAGGAGATCAAGGACAGTCGCTTCCGAGATACCCTAGGTGATATTGATCTGCGGAAGATATCAAAATTCGAGGAATTAACGGCTGACTATGTTTTGGTGGACAATCTACCGATTGATCAGTCAATGGCAAAAGCTGCCAGGTACATTCGTTGACACTACAACAGCAACGTAACCAAAGCAAAGGCTAAGAAAATACAGGAGCAAAAAAATGACAGTAGTACAAGTAGTACGACATGAAGGCAGCCACTGGACAAAGACTTTTACAATAGTATCAATGGAAGGGGCTGAAGATGTTATCCGCACTGACAGAGATGGGACATACAGGGTTAAGTGGACTGAACAATTAGAGCTAGACAACACCATCCAGATCGAGCTTCCCGGAATCCCTGAACCCATCTCTGTGATCGCACCAAAGATTTTAAACGCTCGATTCCCGTCCAGAATGAGAATGCAGTTTCACCCCTCTTGGCAAAAGCTCCGAGACAACTTCTACGACCGAACCAAGCCCGATTACACTAATCACGAACTTTACCAGATTAGTGGGTACAACTCACTTATTTGGGAGGCGACCGGAATTCTCCTATATATGCCTAGCGGTGGTACGCCGGGAATGTGGGCGGGTGACTACAAGGAGATCGTTGTAGTCCCTGAACACGAAGAGTTCTGGGAAGAAGGCGGCGGAAGGTACTATGTTTGGGATAGATGGGGCGATCTTCTGCAAGACCTTATCTCAGGAGAGCTCAGAGACTTGATTGACGAAGAGAAACTCCCTAGGAGTTATGACGGCAAGCCCCCGGACATCGAGGCTACGTTTCAACTTTTGGCAGAGAGAGTTAAGGACAAGGTAGCCATGTTGGACGAGTGGGAAGACTAGGGGGCAGATTCTGCATACCTCATATCTGAGTAATGTAGAATCCCTCGAAATCAAGGAATTCCCGCAACAGCTAAAACAAGGAGAGACGAAGATGACCACTAACGAATTAATTCAAGAAATAACTTCCCGTTTCGCTGAACTCAAAACCCTTCCGGTGACTAATACATCCGCAGTAACTATACTACGAAGATGGCTAGGGCAACTCAATGCTTTGGATAACAATGCCGAAGCTAACAGTCTAAAGGCTGAGATTGACAGTAGAATTGCCTTGTATCTGTACGTTGGGCAGAAGGTTTCTCTCAGAGGACAGTTCAACTATGACGGCGAAGTCATAGATATCTTAGTCACTATCACTGAATTCAGGGAAGACCCAAGCAAGAGAGATCAGATGCTTGTTGACTACCGAATGGATAAAAGAAGTGTCGGCTGCACCCTTCTCGATGGGGCGGAGACCATGCTCTCGCTGGGCAAGGGGTGGAAGATCGTTTATCACGTTGAAACCGAAAGAGATGCTAACCCCGTCCTAACTGTAGAGCGAATAGTTCCACCTCAAAGTTAACTTCAAGGTAAATTCCGCCTCGTAATCACCCCGTCTCCAATGATCTCGCCGAGGGGATAGCTCCCTGAGAACACCCTGCTTGTAATGACCTTCTCCTCCTTCTGCCCCTTCTCTGGAACTCTGACCTTGCGGAAGGTGTCCATAGGGAAAGGTCTGTCTAAGCCAACGGATAACTGTGTAGCGGCATTGGGGACGGTGAGTACAACGCTTCCTCCGAAGCCATCAATGTTTACGGTGTTACTGATTGAGAGTATCCTTCTTTGTCTAGAAGAATAATTGCAGGCATAAATCAACCTGTCTCCCGGTCGGTAGGTAGTAGAAAATGGGACGCTGAAGTTCTCCTTAGTCCCGCCATTCCAGTTTTCAATAGTTGCTTCAGTTCTGACCCCTACAAGAGCTTGCCCCAAATTCTTTGCATGGGGATAAGAAAGTGAGCCACCTTCAAGGTCTCTCTTGTTTCCATAGTAATCATCGATACCAGAGAAGACAAAGTGGTCGAAAGTATTCTTCTCCTTTTGAGCGGCAACCTTATCATCGCCACCATTCTTCGCTTCCGACTCAACCTTCTCCCATAGCGGCGGCAACTTAGTGCCAATGGGTGGTCTTCCTTCCTTTAGGCTGAAAGTAGTGTCCTGAAGACTGTTAACAAATTGCGAGTCTTGGGAACTGAATTTAGCCATATACTCCCTGTACTTGTCGTCTTCTTTGCTGTTCAATGTATCCGGTGACTCTTGATGAAAGGACTTTGCTCCCAGTGCGGAAAACAGTCCCGGACTACGGAAGCCCTTGGGGAACTGAGTGTTCTTGCTCGTCAGGATAAGTAAGCTCCGCCGATGAAACTCTTCCTTTCCGCAAGTCAATGGAGGCAGTGGTCCTCCTTCTCCTCCTGTGAGTGGATTGCGAATCCATGCTAGAGAATTTGAGTGCATCGTCTCAAAGAGAACTATGTACGGCTCAACAAACATAGGATCAACAGCAAAACGCCATTCTGAACGACCACCAGGAAGGCAGACCTTGTAGTTGGTCTGGGTATTGATTTCAATATCCTTGTAGTAATCCCGCATGGGTTCAAGGTAATTACGCTGCTGGACTCGGACTGGGTTCCGGAAGAAGATGTATAGGTTAAATTCCTCACTACCAGTGGTAGTGTCGCCTCCTAGCTCTATTGTTTCAGGTTTTGTGGCACTTTCTTGCTTGTAACGACTCAACTCCCAGCCATCGGTGTCATAGCCTAGTTGGTAGCCAGTGTCAGGGTCATAGATATATTTAGTGGTACTAGACCGAATCTGCTGCCAAAGAGGTGCACTATCGGCTCCGGTCAGCATTCCGGCAGCGTATATCTGCCAGCCATAAACCACGAAACCCCACTCTTCTACATAGTCTTCCAAGGGCAAACCGTCGAGAGTCGTAGTCTTTTTGTAGGTTTTCCGTGGACCCGACAGATCAAAGCACACGGAGATATCTTTGATGAAGCCACTGTTTGCTGGGGGTGCATTCACTGCGTCATCCCCTTCTTCTGTTATTGACTTAACTCGTGCTTTACGTTTCCATCTGGGGACTGTGTACTCATCGCTTAATTGGGTATCTTCTTTCTTGGCTTCATCCCCAGAATCGGAGGTATCACCCCACTCCAACTTGTAAGGTGGATCGTAGAGTTTAGCCCACTTGTAAAGCTGAGTATTCTCGGCATTCGCTGTAGGCACAGGGGCAGGGATGGGAACGGCGGGGATGATCGATCCATCTGGGTGGGGGTGAAACGACCCGCCTCCACTAAATGTTCTCGGTCCCATACTGCCAGCCAAGGTAGTCTGAATGTCCGAGAGTAGCCTTCCCTCACTCAGAAAATGTTGAGGAACAGAGTTGATACCTATAGCTTCCACGCAGCCGGGGTTGTTGTAATTAGCGAAGCAACCATTCCCAGTGATTCGTAGCCTTGAAGTGAATTCGCTGCTGAACGTTGTCATCGCAGTTGTCGGTGTGTCTCTGGGAATCTTGACTGCTAAACCTGGTCCACAATAAGCTCCTCTAGCAGAATTAGCTATAGCCCCCAGCGATGTCTCCGAAGCTAAGCCTTGAGAGCTTCCTTGTCCACTTGAGTTGTTAAGCAGCAAGCAATTAGGATCAATGCCTGAGACAGATTCCGAACTCTGCATTTCCCCACCCCGAAGCCTTACTTGGCGATCCACCCATACCTCATGGCGACCACCTAGGGATACATTGACTTCAAGGAGTCTCTGAGGACTATTGCTTGCCATCGTTTCCTTGAAAGACAATCCATTTACCCTGTAACCAATGCCAAACACAGTAAACTCTGTCCCTTCGCTAAGCTGCGCCATTGCTAAGTCACGGTACTGGGCGTAGGTAACAAAATTGAAACTTGCTGATGGATGCCCCTCGAAAGATAGGGTCCAGCTAAATTGACCCTTGACGGGGAAGCGATAAAACAAGTCGGGGTAAGGCGGACTTAAATAGTTGGTAGGTAAGAATGTCTGAGGCGGAATCACAACCAGAGCTTCTGGAGGCGGTAGATTCCCTGGAGGCAAAGCAATGGAGATCGAAGGAATCCCTGGAGTCGGAGATAGCCCTGAGCCAACGGGGTTATAGATGAAAGTCCGAGGTGGAATAACGGGGACTCCGCCAGAGATGACAACTTCTCCTCCGTAAAGAGTGTAGGTAATCCCTGCAATAGTGATTGAAGTTGGGCTGGGAGTATTGTCCGGTAGTGGGACAACAACCGTAGTTCCCACGTAAGGAGGCAACTCTACCACCAGAGGAATTGCCGGGACTTCTCCTGGGGGAATGTCTTGAATTATGTTTACGAGCAATCCAGTGAAGGGGCTTGGTAGTTGGCTATTTAGTGGGCTATTGCAAACTTGTACCTCTATCGGTAATGGTGGCTGCTCCATTCCGTTTGCATAGTGACCAACGGCTATCTCTGGGAGATTCGTTGTTACGGGGATACTCACGGCAGTATCAATGAGTTTCAATCCCCGATAGATTAGTCCATCACCGGAGAGTGTAACATCGAGAGTTGTTGCCCCAGTGACAGCTTGGAAGCCAGTGAATATTCCTGTAGAGCCATCACCAGCAATCCTAGCAAGAATACTTCCTGTCCCAGCCACGTAAGGTATCTGAACAAGAGTTCCTTGCCCTGAGATACCAATGGCAATAGCCCCAGTCCCAGCCACGTAGGGTATCTGAACTAGGGTTCCCTCGCCAGCTAGGATTAGGTCAATGTTTCCCGACCCAATAGCCGCTATCCCCAAGAGGATATTGCCAGTCCCATTTACCTGAGCAACTAGGCTCCCTGTTCCGTCCACGTAGGGTATCTGAGTCAGAGTTCCCTCGCCAACCAGGGCTAGGTCAATGTTTCCCGACCCAATAGCCGCTATCCCCAAGAGGATATTGCCATTCCCATCTATTTGAGCGGCTAGTTCCCCTGCTCCATTTGCGTAGGGTATTTGAACAATGCCACCAGACCCAGCTACGGAAGCATCGATCACCCCTGATCCAGCAATGACGTTCCCTAGGAATATTCCTCCAGTACCATCCGTTGTTAGATCAAGTACTCCAGAGCCAGTCAATTCAGGGACTAGGACTATCCCGCCGTTTCCATCAATCCGTAAATCAAAGACTCCTATTCCATCTATCTGCGGTACGAAGGTTATGCCACCTTCTCCAGTAATTACGAGTTCACCAATCCCTGACGCTGAAGAGACAAGGACTAGTCCACCACTGCCTTCAATGATTACCTCGCCCGTGCCAAGGAGCCCGTTGCCAAGGAATATTCCGCCATCCCCCATCAGGGTTAATTGCCCCTCGCCGGAAACATTGACTCCAACGAAAAGATTCCCTTCGCCTAGAATCGGAATGCTGGTAGTCCCACCAGACACCTGTAATCCCGTGAAAAGAACTCCTTCCCCTAGGGCAGTAACAAGAATGTCAGCAGTTCCCCCGGATACCCGTAGTCCCGTAAAGAGAGTTCCTTCACCTGCCGCAAGAATCTCTCCACTACCTGAAACGGTGGAAGTGTCGTCTGACAGCCACCAATTCTCAAATGGGTCAAGACCAAGACTGAATGGTGAAGCGAAGTTGAGCATCAAAACCTAGGGGATAGGGGGAGTTGGAGGATTTACCTCATTGCTGGCGTAAGTAAAGAAGTTGGGATTGAAGCCACAGGACTCAAGGAGAGCTTCGGCTTCTGTGATTTCGGCGGGAGTAATGGGAGCATTCATTTGATCTAGCGTTACTTGTAATCCGAAGATTGCAAAGCCCAGAGACCGCTGATCCTGTCCGATGCCGATTACTTCGGATATCTGCCCCATGATGCCATTAATTGCCAATGAAGTTACACGGAGCCCTTGCATTCTTTGAAACAACGAATTATCTTTCATTCGTTTTCCCAACTTGTCCCAGTAAGGAGGTGGATCATTTCTAATAATCAATTGCCCATTAACGTATTCAATGTCGAATATCTGACCCCACCAGTCGGGGATAACACCTTTTACCCAGCCAAGAGAGTCTAACTCTACGCTGTTCAAGGCATCTGCATTGGGGAGGGTTTCCTTGATCGCCTCCGAGCCACGATGCAAACCTGTTGAGAGTTCGTAATAGATGGTAGCCATAATTAACCAAAGAATCTTAGATGAATAAACCCATGCCCAGCCTGATCGTTGTTTGTGTTGCTAGTTCCCACGCCACCGCCGGGGTATCGAGGATCGGTATTGAGAGGGGGTGTTGCTCCTACGCCTTGACTGGTAAGCGCAGAGGTTCCCCCGGCAAACCCAGAGCCGCCAGCACCGCCAGAGGAATTACCACCACCACCACCACCAAAGAGACCACCGCCACCAGAGCCTCCATAGAGTGATCCGTTACCGCCTTGGAAAGCGGAGCCAGCAGTCCCACTCAGGGAACCTGCACCACCAGCAGACTGAGTGCCACCACCGCTAGTTCCCTGCCCTACTCCACTTCCTCCAGTGGTTCCCCCGCCTACACCGCCCGTCGATCCTGCATTGTAACTAGCACCACCCCCACCACCCGCCGTAGCTAATTCGGTGGAGGTTCTACGAATTGCGCTTCGACCACCTCCTCTGCCGGAAAAGGAGCTACCATCCCCAGAGCAAGACCCAGAGCCGCCGTAGCCACCCGCTCTGCTTTGGATTGAGGCAGTTGTACTTAAGCCACCCTGCCCTATGATGGCAATCAGTGACTCCCCGCCAGTGACAGTAAGGATTCCCGTGGTCGCCCCGCCAGCCCCGCCTCTGATTGGGGTAATATTAGTTGCCCGACTCCCCGCCGCACCCCAAATAATATATTCACAAGAACTGTACCCAGCAGGAACCAAGATATCCTGATCTGCCCCCGTGTAAGCATAAGTCTGAATAATCTCAGGTAAAGGGGGCAAGTCCTGACTGCTGAATAGCGAGACTGTCCGTGTGCCACTCTGTTGTCCAAGGCTATGTCTAAACATAAATAGCCCCCACTGCATAAATATTCACTACGCTTGCCACGGAAGCCCTCGCCCTGATTGATCGAGCCAAGTCTTCATAGCAAACTTGGAACGGATAAGAGAAGTCAAGAACCGCCCCAGCCGCTAAAGTTATCTCTAGGAATTCTTCGGCAAGAGCAGGAGTCCCTGGGCTATTGCCACTGGGATTAACCAGATGCCAGATTTCTACAAGTACGGCTGCCGTGTGGGTATTTGAGATGGATATCCCAGTTATGAAAGTTTTCTGGGATGCAGGGTTTTGGAACACGATGGAGGTACTAGCTCCCGTTCCTGTGCCGAGCAAGATCGGTTCTGCTAATCGAGTGGAGAAAGTTAGTTGGGATGCTACCGTGGATTCGATTGACCCGCACACCGTAGCCGTTACCACGTTATTCACTGTTGCCGAGGCGATTAAGGCTCGATTGGTTTCGGGGTAGCAATTAACTTGAGGAATTATCCAATTAAGAGTTGCCTTTGAAGCCAAGGTAAACTGAACTCGATAAGCCAGACTGGGGGAGCCAACATTCCCACTACTAGGAGGAATCCCATTCCAGAGGGTGACAGTCACGGGGGCTGTGTGGGAATTAAACAGAACCACCCCAATCACATAGCTAATCTGGCTGGCGGGGTTAGCCAATAGGGTCGTGTTGCTTGTCCCAATTAAGGCAGGTAAAACTAATTGTTTTTGGGCAATTGCCATGAAAGACCCTAGATGTTTGCAATATTAAATACCAATAACCCAATCCCAATGGGTGCGCCGACAACTGCGACATTCGATGGGGTCATCACAAAGTCAATCCCCGCACCCGCAGCATTGGATACGTTGCATCGCCACTGCCCCGTCCCTGCCGCATTAAAAAAGACTCCGTGGCTAATTGCCCCAGCATTAATAGCTGAAGCATTCAACCCAATTGCCGCCATTTGCACTTGCCCATTATTGGCTACGGTTCCCGCTGGTCCACCGAGAGCATGGGAGGAGACGTAGTTATTCGCTGAATTAGCGGAGTTGCTAAATAATCTGAATGTGCCGCCGGGGATTCTGCCAAGGAAGGCATCTCCTAGGGCAACTCTGGCTCCGGGGTCTACTGCTGAAACTGCCATATATTTAACAAATTCCTATAATAATTTGATTGCCCGTTTCATCCCAAAAGAATTCTCCGGGCTGTAGATTTGACGGATTGGAACTAGCTCTGTAGCGAACCCCTGAGATATCTAGGGCTGCAACGTTTTTCAACGACAGTCCAGTCGTATCAATTGTAGCTAAGTTTCCAGAAACTCCGTTAATAATGGTCTTAGTAATTAAGGCTTGAGAAAAACCAATCATACAAAGTAGTCCACCCCCACCTGATCCATCTACCATAGCAAGAAGTCCGCCTCCATCTATAAAGGGGACAACTCTTGCTGCATATAGGATATCATTAGCAATAACAAACATTAACCGTAGAATCCATAAATATTCAAATAGGTCTCGGCGTTAGGGTTGGTTGTATTCCAGTTTCCAGCGCAAAGGAACATAAGCTGTATTGCGTAGATACCCTTGAAGTCAAGGATAGATACACCGCTTGTCCCCGGAGCCAGTGTTGCCAAAGCAGCACCTTCAGCCCTGACAAGCAAGCTTCCCGTCAAGGAACCATTCCACCACTCCCCCTGGGGATGGTACTGAACCTTGAGAGTCGTTGAAGCCAAAGCCACGCTGCCCACATTCCTGATTTCTAGGCTAAGGAGCCGACCGCCAACTCCCAACTCAAATACCTCCGGGTAAGGAGTCGCCTTAACTAAAAGGTTTTCTTTTGTATATACCATGCCAAATTTTCCTCGCAAGACTACTCCTTACTATAACTCAACCACCAACGCAGTATCACCCCCAATCGAGGGCAGTACAGCTTCTAAGTTGTCGTTCCTGACCAGTGAAGTGATCCAAGAGTTTCAGCGGAAAGGAAAGCACTCCATCTCTGAGCTACTAAAAACAAGGGAGTTGGATGAAGGAGTTGCCGCTTCCATTGCTTTGATGCAGTTAAGGGTAATGGCTAGGCTAGGGGATTACACTCATCCTATTCCTGAGATAAAGAAGTGGGTCAGGGGTAACTTCACTGACATGGAGGGGACTCTAGCCGAAACAGTTCATCACCTAGCCTTGGCTCCTTGGATTGGTAGCACCGACGCCGAAATAAACCCAGTGGCAACAGTAAGGCAAGGAAGACCTGAATGGCGGCTACAAGGCTTGCAGCCAATCAGTCCCGACAAAGTAAAATATGCGGGTTCGAGAAGGCTGGGGCTAACTCACGTCATTGACATGAGCCATCCGAATCCGTCAAACAGATGTAATTGGATACCAGTCAGCAAAGTGCTCCACGTTGACCTCGGTAGCTTTGACGGTTCGCCCTATGGCTACGCTTTGGCAAGGAATATAATGCCCTACGTGAAGGCAAAGCAAGTATTGATGACTGAGTGGATTGTTGCTGGCAGGAATCAATCGTCTGGCTTGCTCATTGGTAAAGCCGATTCTAACCAATCCGTGAGTCTCCTTGATCGGGCAGGGCAACCTCTCAAAAACCCTGATGGAACTCCACGTATCGCCTCTGCCGTAGAGCAACTCACTAAGCAGTTGGAGCAATTGGATAGCACCAACTTCCTTGTTACCGATCCACAAAATAACGTCATGTGGCAGCCAATGTCTGTAGATTCTGGATTCTTCCAGCAAGCTATTCAGTATGTTGATGGAGCTATTCTGCTGGGATTGGGAATACCCAAGTTAACTTTCAATGAAGGCAGTGGGCAATTTGGAAACACCTCGGTAGCGATGGTTCAGAAGACTATGCTTGATACCCGACTGGGGATTATTGCCGACAAGATTGAAGATCAGATCATTGAGCGAGTAATTAGACCCTTGCTTGTCTTTAACTTTGGGTTGACAGCCGAAGATGGCTGGGGACACTTTGAATCCGACGTATCCAGTGACCCAATCATGGCTCAGTCTCAGCTTCAGATGCTCATGCAAGCTGTAGCCATGCAAGTCATTCCGGCAACCGATCCTGCTGTCATGGATTCTATTCGTCAACTCCTGAAACTCCCAGCAGTCACCGAAGAAGATGCGTTGGGCAATATTCGCAGGGCTGCGGATATCCAAGCTCTTCAACAGACAACAGTAATGAAGGCACAGATGGAAGTCCAAAACAAATCTCAGCTAGAGATGATGGAGAAACAATCTCAGATGCAGCAAGAGCAACAAGCCAAGGAACAACAGCAACCCCAGCAGCAATAAAATATATCCGCTTCACCTTGAGCATTTACGTTGTCAGTGTTAAACTGATTCTAACCAGACAAGTTAAGATTGCTTTTCCTTAAGCCCAAAAAACATGAACCAAGATCACCTCCTATCTCCGTTTTTAACCAACTTAGACAAGCCTGTATTCTGCTTGAAAAATCTCCCTGAAGTTGTCAAGGGAGCCCTTTTCTCTCGTTATAGCCGTAGCGAAAAGGGGCTTCGAGAAATATTGCTCGATGAATTTATCAACGCTCCCGAAGCGTATTTCCAAGAACTCTCTGGCGACGCTGAAATCCTCGTAAACAAAGAGCAAGCCGAAGCTTTCTATGACCGAGTACTCTTAGGTTACGGAGATGACTCCATCGCTGAGCTTGGCGGCGCACACATTGCTTGCGAAGGCATTAGCAACATTGCGGCAAAAGCCCTAGAGGACTGTCGAATTGGTATTTCACCACTAGAAAAATCAACTAGATATGTCCGGTTCGACCAGAAAAAGGATGGCAAGTATCTGTACTACCGAGAACTGCTGATAATGGCATCGATCCACTCCGATCTCTACGAAGAAACAATGGACTTGCTATTCAAGACTTACTCAGACTTAATCGCTCCTCTTTCTGAGTGGCTGAAGACTAAGTACCCCAAGAATGAGTCAACGAAAGAGAAACCTTACCTCAATAGCATCAAAGCAAAAGCCCTTGATATTCTGCGAGGATTACTGCCAATGGCTACATTGACAAACGTGGGACTCTACGGCAATGGACGGTCTCTTGAGTACCTGCTGGTGAAATTTGCAGCTTCACGCCATATCGAAGTTCGCCAGCTAGGGGTGGATATGCAAGAAGAACTAAAACAAGTTATTCCATCTTTTATCAAAGGAGCCACTACGGAGCGGGGGCAAAGGCAGTCTCAGCGAATCATAGATAGTCTAATCGCAACAAGGGAAACAGCCGAGGACTTGGTTGGTGGGCTGGCTCGTTGTGAAAGGACAGATACGGTTTGCTTGACTGATTACGAACCCTACGCTGTCACCCAAGTTATCACAGCTATCCTTTACCCACATAGTGACCTTTGCCTAAGTCGAATTGCCGAAGCCGTCATAGGTATGGCTCAGTGGGACAAAGAAGCTGTTATCAATGAATACGTGGGTGATCGACACTCTCGGTTTGACAAAGTAGGCAGGGCTTTCGAGGAGGTCTTCTATACCTTTGACATCCTTGCCGACATCGGAGCCTACCGAGACTTACAGAGACATCGCTTAATGAGCCAAGAGCACCAAGATTACACGGTTAAACATGGGTACGATGTTCCCGATGAACTTGTCGAAGCTACACTCGACGAACCGTATCGGAGGGCTATGAACGCCGCCTCCTTTGCCTTCGAGATCGTAGAATCAAGCTTGCCCATTGCCGCTCAATACATGGTTCCTTTTGGTTGCAAGATTCGATGGAAGATAAAGCTAAACTTGAGAGAGGCTTATCATTTCATCGAATTACGCAGTCAGAGACAAGGGCATTCTTCGTACAGGGAAATTGCCCAGCAAATGTACCTTGCAATCAACGATGTTCACCCAGAGTTGGCAGCGCACATGATCATCGACATGAAAGATTACGACCTAGAACGGCTTGCTGCCGAACAGAAAACCGAAGCAAAAAGAGGAGAAGCATGACAACTGAACAATTTGACCTATATAGTAGCTTGAGAAGATACGCTAGCTACTATATAGGTTTTCCCTCCGACCTCGACTTTTACAGCAACGACTGCTTTGATGAGGTCGAAGGAAAAGACACCAAGCAACTTGTTAGAGAGCTATTGGAGGCTGTATACGAGAAGGGACTGATAAACCCATCCTTCCCTTCTCGTATATCGGAGCTACTAAAAGAGTGGGAAAAGCTAAATGATTTTCCGAGTAGCTTTAACCCGGTTGAACTCAGAGAATTGCTCTCGCCCTTGGTTGCAAGAATATTTCCTCCCGTGATAGAAATTTCGGGAGATGTTCGAGGTAGTTATGGATGCTTAGTTTCCCGATCTGAAGACACGCTAACCTTCAAGACTTTCAGTGGGGAAGAGGAATTCTCAATTAGAGAGTTCCTTCTTCGCATGAGAATCAACATTTCTGATTTTAATGAAGCAAAAACAGGAGAGACATGACAACTGAACAATTTGATCTAGAGAGTAGCTTAAGAACATATGTTGACCTCTATGTAGGGTTTCCCTTTGACCTCGACTATAGTAATGACTGCTTTGATGAGGTCAAAGGAAAAGACACTAATCAACTCGTCAGAGAGCTATTGGAGGCTATAGAGGAAAAGGGTTAGTAGATTCATCCTTCCCTTCTCAGGTATCCGAGCTACTAAAGGAATGGGAGCCAACTTGGAGGGTTAACCAGGTTAAACTCAGAGAATTGCTCTCGCCCTTGGTTGCAAGAATATTTCCTCCCGTGATAGAGATTTGGGGCGATGTCCGAGGCAGCCATGGGTGTTCGGTTTCCCGATCTGGAGACACGCTAACCTTCAAGACTTTCGGTGGGGAAGAGGAATTCTCAATCAGGGAATTCCTTCTTCGCATGAGAATCGACATTTCTGATTTTAATGAAGCAAAAAGAGGAGAGTAAGATGTCAATTTTGAACGACAGAAGAATCATCGAAAATGAGTCAATGATCAGGGGCTTCAATGCTGGCAACGTAAACCCCGTTTCCTACGATGTAACCCTCCATCACGTCATCTTGAGGGAGAGGCATCAATGGCAGTCTTGGCTCATGGATTCGCTTTGCCGACAAAAGCACTGGGGCAGAATGGACTCCCCCAATAGGTTTCAGAGAATTGATATTTCCAAGCACTCCAGAAAAGACCCGTTCTGGATGAAGCAAGGAGACTTCATTCTCGCTGCTACCCAAGAAATCTTTGACTTGCCCTTGAATATCTCCGCTGAGTTTGTCTTGAAGTCTAATTCAGGAAGGCTGGGTTTTGGGCATCAACTAGCTGGACTTTGCGACCCCGGCTGGCATAACTCTCGGCTAACCTTGGAATTATTCAATGTATGCCGATTTGGCTTGCCACTCTACCCCGGACTGAAGATTGGGCAGATGGTGTTCCAGTTCGTTGAAGAACCATCGAAAGGCTATGGAATCACTGGGCATTACAACGGAGACAAAGAAGTTCAGCCGTCTCGTGTTGCTATTATTGACTAATTATTACAAATGGAGAGGTACAGCTAATGGATTCGCCTGACAAAATATTCTTACTGGCTAGAGAATTGGCTAATGGAAGCGATACAGATAAATTTGCTTCTAGCATCCTAATGATTGTAGGGGGAGCCCTTCTATCTAGCAACGAGCTAGGATTCGACCACATAGAAAGACTAACTATGGCAGTGATTGCTACTTCAAATGAATTCCGGGCTGAATTAATCCCTGAAGAGGAACGAGGTTCACTCGAAGAGTTTAAGCGCAAACTATTCGGAAACTAGTAAATCTCACTCCGAATATATTCAAGGAATTTCACCGAGAACCCCGTGCTAAATCGTTGGTACGGGGTATTTATTGGGACTTCAGTGATTGTCGGTGGGTTCGTTGATTCGTTACAATTCATGCGTCCTGAGCGTACCGTACCGCCGACTCCATCGAAGACTTTGATTTTACCGACTCTTTGAGTAAAGCCTTGTTGATATGCTTGCCAAAGACTACCAGTACCACAATCTACTCGGTGATAGTCAAAGCAGGTAATCGTGGCATAGTTTGCGTAGCCAGTAGAAGTAGAGAGCGTAGCAAGTTCCTTGAGAGCTAAGTAGATTTCTTCTCGCTGATCCTTGATTTTCAATGTAAATCCATAGCGACGAGTATTCAACGTGACCCCAGCAAGATTCGGCGAGAAGTAGTCATAGTAGTCTGATTCAGAGCCTTCACTGACAGCAGAGTAGTCTTCGGCGGGAGTGCGGATTACGAGGTGTCCCTGGGCATTGAACATCGGGGCAATCTGAGTCGTTGCCCACGTTGTCATAAAATGCGGTGGGCAAACAAAAACTACTTTATTAGGGATTAATCTAGTCAAGCTACCTCCTCTGATTCAGCGTTGTCAGCACCCCATCTAGGGACTGAAGCACCTGTTGCTCTACATTCTGCCCTATTTCGCCATTTTGGTCAGCCTGTAGAGTTATGTTAATTGTATTCTGCATAGAGACATCGTTAGTGGGTCTATTGGCTTGAGCTTGAAGCCCATCCCTAATCTCTGCCATTGCTGGATCATTGGCTTGTCGCTGTCCGGCAACTCCTCCCGGAGCTTGGGGAACTCCAAATTCTTGCATCTGAGCTTGGAAGTTTCGGCGAATGTAGTCCAAGTCAGGCGGAGTGATCTGGGGCATGACTCCCTGCGTATTGGTGTTTAGGTTGAGTCCTTGCAGTTCTCTAAAGTTATTCCGGGTAAGCCCATAATCAAGTGCACCTCCACTACTTAATCCCAAATCAGCGAGGACTTGATTCCTGACACTGGCAACCAATCTAGCTTGCTCCTGCCCTTCAGGGAGGGTCTCTGCAACTTCTAGGAGAGCATGTCCCCTCGCTGTGGACTGAGAAGCCACTATTGCTTGCCGTTCTTGGACGTTGAGCATCTCTGTGAGTTTGGCTTGATTGGATTGAATCTCAGTAGCATATTGAAGATAAGTTCCTTGCTCTACCTTGGCTGAGAGGGCATCTAGTCGAGCTTGAACCATCTCAGGAGAATCACCCTTAGCAATGGACTCACTGACCTTTGCCTTGGCATCGGCAATGTCAGCCTTGTTCTGGGCTTGCTGCATTCGTAGCCGAATTCGCTCTTGCTCCATCGTTGCCTTTTGTTGAGCTTGATTGAGATCAAGAAGCTTCAACTCCATCTCTTGTTGGCTCAATAAGGACTGGTACTTGATCCGAGCAGTAGCTTTAGCGATAGCATGTTTTTCCGCCTCCCCGTGAAGAGTTTTGGAAAGTAGATCAAGTTGTCCAGCAACTTGACTGCTCCTAGATTCCATCAACCGCTTTTGTTTTTCAAGAATGTCTTTCTGGAAGTTCATCTTCTCAGTAATTAAGGCAGTTTGTTCAGCTTGCTTTGCCAAGAGTACATTTAGTCGAGCTTCAGACTTCTCTTGGTCTTGGCGGATTTCAAGCTCAACAGCAGCCCGAACATTCATCTCTTGCTGTTTACCAATCATGGAAGTCTGACCAGCTAGAAATTCTCGCTGTTTCTGGAGTGAAGTAATTCGAGACTGAGCCATTCCCTGCTCTTCTTTGCTAGATGCCCTAGTCAGGTCAAGGTTAGCTTGGTTGATCAGTCGCTCATTCTCTTTAAGCTGCAAAACGTTGGCATATTCTTGCCCTTCAAGAGCCAAAGCATTAATCCTTTCCTGATCTTTAGCCGACTCCTTTTCTAGTTCTTGTTTTCTTTCCAAGAACCGCAAGGAAGCTTGCTGACTCTTAGATTCAACGGTAGCCTTAACCAACTCGCTATTGGTCAACTTCGTAACCATGTTGATCTGCTGCTGGTAATACCCCAGCATTTGTTGACCCAACTTAATCTCTTGGTTTCTCTTAGCTTCGCTCTCAGCTTGTTCGGCAAGTAATAAGTTAATCCTAGATTCAACAAGAGCCATAGATTGCTTAATCTTTAGCTCTTCTATGGCACTCTGCATAATCATCTCTTGTCCACGAAGCTGTAGCCGCTGATTCTGGAGTTGTTCTTGTTGAATCTTCAAGGCATCTACCCTGAGTTCACCGGAACGGACATCTTCCTCGGTCAACTTGGCATTCACTTGTTGCTTGGCTATATCCGCCTCAGCGTCAGCAATGGCTCTTTGGTTTTCCTTGAGCGCAATGTCCGATTCGGTTTGTTGTTTCTCATTGGCTATTCTTTGCTGAGCCTGAGACATGTTTAAGCTCTCAACCTCGGCTTCTTGAGTTCTTTCCAAGATTGACAACTGTTGACTTGCTGAACGGGTCTGAATTTCCGCCTTGATAGTTTCGTCCTTGATCTGGCGGCTGAGATTGGTCAAGGAAGCCTGAGACTGAGTTTCAACAAGGCTGAGTAGTGAATTCCTTGCCTCCAACACTTTCTGCTGCCGACCTAGTTCGTCACCAATCTTAGTTAGAGCATTAATCTGTATCCTTAAGCCTTGGTTTTCTGCCTCAATTTGATTGGAAAAAATCTTCTGACTTTTTTCAATGGCAATAACCTTCCGCTTAATCTCTCGATTTTCTTTTTGGGATTCCAACTCCATCTCTAGCTTGTTTACTTCAAGCTGGGCATCCATATAAGCCCTAGAACTTTTCCCTTGGAGCTTGGCAATCTTCTCCAGGGTTTCCTTGGCATCCTTAAGACGCTTATTATTCATCTCAATATCAATACCCGCCATCTGATCCGCAGCTTCTTGAGCCGTAATCAACCCTTTCGTTTGGAGTAACTGAACTTGACGATTGGACTGCTCATCTAAACGTAGCTTCTGATCTAAGACATTTTTGCGAACAGCGATTTCTTGGTTTCCCATCTCAATCTGCTGCCCCTTCAAGTCCTGCTCCATCTTCACGATTTCAGCCTGCTTGTCCCTGTACTCTTGGGAGTCCTTGCCCTTCCCAACTTCCTCAATGAGTGCTAAGGTCTCTTTGGCGTTAGCTAGACGCTTTTTGTTTTGCTCAAACTGTATTTGGGTGATCTGCAAAGCCGACGCTTCAGCACTGATAACTGTCTGCTTCTCCCTCAGTCGCACCTCCCCAATAGCTTTCTCGTCCATTGCAAAAGACCGCTCCAGAGCAGTCTTCTTCATTTCAATGATCATCGCCACGTTTTCTTGAATCTGACTAGCAGAAAGAATAGATTCAGCTATCCCGTTCTGCCCAATCGGTCCTTTCTGGCTCTGAAGTCCCTCAAGTAGCTCCGTGGCAAACTCTACTCCAATAGCCCCTCCATCAAAGGACTTCTTAATCTGATCCATTGCCGAATCAGCGTTAGAGCGAAGTATGGATAGATCAACAGTCCCAACATTAGCCATGTCTTGAGAGAGCTTGTCGTAAGTGCTAGACAAAGCTAGAAGCTGCCTTCTTTGTGATCCAGAAGCAGCGTTTGCCATCGTTGAGCTAAACACCCCAAACTTGGTCATCGATTCCTCATAGACCTTCTGGGCAGTCTCTGAATCAACTTGAGCCTGAGCGATTATTTCCTGAGACTGCCCATCTCGCCCCATCTTGGCGATTCTTTCTGCGTCTAATTCCTGAATCTTTTTCAGCCCTTCTTCGGTTTTCTGATTGAGAGAATCAAGGAATTTCTCGGTCGATTTAGCCGCTTGGTTACTAGCTTGAGCATTGGCAATAGCCGCTATATTTGTCTGATACAGTGTCTCCGCCTTTGCTACTTCAGCCAGCAATGACGTTTGCTTGGTTAGATCGTCAATCTGGCTCTGCCTAGCCTTTTTTCTACCTGGATCATTTTCATTCTTGTTTGCCTCAGTCAAGTCGGCAATTGTCTGATCGTTTGTAGCCTTCAACGCATCAATGGCTTTCTTTTCTGCCGCTAAGACCTTGGCTAAATCCTCAGAACTCAACGCCTTTCCTTGGTTTGCCTTGACAATTGCCTTGGCTTCATCGGTGATATAGTCGTGGTTCTTTAGCTTCTGTCTATACTGGAGGGTCTTCTCGTAAAGACGTTGAGTTTCAGCTTCGGCAGCATTTCTGGCAGAGATAAGCCCCTCGGAAGTCGTTGCTGCTTCAGTGAGTTCTTGAATAATCTCAACACTCTGCCCAGCCCGATCTTTTACCCAGTTGAAAGCATTACCTACAGAGTTCATTAAATCTCCAATGGAACCAAAGATAGCCTTAAACATGGGACCAAGAACGGGAACGTTGCTTAGTAACCAAGGGATGAAGCTGGTAATCCCTCCCATCACCCAGAGGACTCCCTTGCCCAAATCCCAGATATTACTGATAGTGCCAGCTAAAAGCCAGATTAACCCTTGCATATTTCCCTTGTATGCCTTGCCCTCCTTTGTTCCCTCCTTCTGTTTCTCTGTCAACTCCGAAGTTGCCCCCGCCGCTTTAAGTAAAGCCTTCTCCATCTTTTCGCTTTCAGCAGCCGCTCCACCAAGGGCGGGAATGAAATCCTGGAGAACGAGGAGCACCGATCCTAGAACTGCTACCACCCCAATGACTGACCCAATTAAAACAACCCAGAAAAGTGCTGCGGCTGAAGTTGCCCATGTCAACGCCGCCGTAATTCCGTTAATTGAGAGCGTGTACACTGCATTCGCAAGTGCCCCCAACTTCGTAGCAAAAGTTGTCCGCCCTGTTGCTACGAGATGGAACTCGGTGAGAACGGCGTTTGTCGCAAGGGCAGCAGTGTCGGCGTTCTTAGCTGCGGTAGAAGCTCCAATCTCGGCAATCTCTCCTATAGCTCTCTTCCCCTCGGCTTCTTTCAGGGCTAGCAATTTCGCTCTAGCTGCCAGATTAAATTCTATGGCAGCAGTTTCCGCCGCCATTTGCTTCGTCATGGGTCGAGGGAGGTCTATGTTTGCTAATTTAGTCTGAGCTTCCTGTACCGAAGACAAGGTTCCCTTCACATCGCCCAAGCCTAGCAGTTCAGCCATTAGCCCCTTAGTTTTCTCACTCTTATTGCCTATCGCAATCTGCTTGGTTAATTTCTCAGCTTCCGCCTTGACTGAGGGGGTGGCATTGGCAAAGCCTTCTTTTATCTTCGATCTAATTTCATCTTGGTTTCCACCAAGAAATATTTCCTCTATGCCCTGAAAATTCTGCACCCGTTTTTTCTTGCTAGCTATTGCGGATTGCTTATCTAAATCAACAAGCATTTCCGCATTCATTACAGCCAAAGCTTTTCTTGAAGTTAAATTGCTCTTAATAGCCTTGACTTCCGACTCCATTGCAATCTTTAGTGGAGTATCGTCAGGATACTTAGCCAGCACAGTGTCTTTGAAGTTCTTAAGCCGATCTTCAGCCTTTCCAATGCTCTCCAAGGATGATCCCGCCTGATCTAACCCCATAGCCTTAGCCACGTTCCCCTTAGCGATAGCGGGATCAAGTCCTCTAAGGTTCGTAGTGATTCTGCTAATTCTATCCTGGACTTCAGGGGAAGTTATTGAGTAGATGCTTTTGAACAAGTTCTCTGACTGCAAGGTAAACTTTGATAAGTCAAGCTGATCAACTTTCCTAATTGCCGCACCCAGGGTTTCGTAAGAGCCAATCATCCTGTCAAAAGCCTTTGCGGGAAGCAATGTTTTCTGCTGGGCGGACAAGAGCATGGGAGCAAAATCCTCAGCCCATCCATTTAGAGCTTTTCGGCTATTGGCAAAACTATTCATCAGTCCATCATTGATGTTCTTAAGCCCCTCCAGCCCCATGATTTGCCCTGCCCTAGCTTTTTGCACCACCTGTTCAACGCCAAGCACTCCCATCAGAGCCTTCTGGTAGCCCTGCTTCGCCATTATTGCTTGTCTTATCGCCTCAACGTGAGTGCGTATCTCCCCAGTCATGATCAGTTGACTGCCACGAGTAATAAGGTAAGCTTTACCCAGTCCCAGCACAATATTCGTCAGACTCTGACCTGCCTCGGTAACTCGCCCAAACTGCATGGAAAGCATTGCCGTTCCAGCGATAACATCCTTAAGTGGTTCTGGCAAGTTTTGGAAGTACTTGAGTAATCCTTCCAACGACTTCAACCCCGGCTCAATGGCTGGCAGAGTTCTCTTGCCCAAGTCAGTCATTACTTCGTTGAACCCATTGGTTACTGCGGTCATTCTTTGAGTTGCAGACTGTCTTCTATTGTCAAACAAGGTGTCCAAGCTCTCCGAGCCGACCGTGCCCATGTCTTCCATGTTTTGCTTTGCATCCTTAGAAGCCGTAGTCATTAAACTCAGAGCCGTACTGAAGGCTAGGGAGTCGGGAATAATCTCTTTAAGTTTATTGGTACTACCACCAGTCGCTTTCCACAAGTCCTGCAATGAAGCAAGCAGTCCCTTCGTTTTAATTGTATTTGTGTCAAATTTAATTCCCAATTCTTCAATCGCCTTGGCTGACTGGGCTCCCTGTCCGGCGATGCTACTCAATAGAGATGCGTAACCTGTCATGGCATCGTCGGCACTCAAGGTCTGGGTTAGGGCTGAGATAGAACCATAGAGTTCGTCGATACCCACGCCGGAAGCCTTGGCAGACTCAGAAACCCTAGCAATACCTCCTGCTAACTGAGGAAAGGTGACAATACCTCTTTCAACCACTTGGTTCATCTTGGCAGCAACCAAAGCTGAATCCCGATTCTCAATCTTGTAAACCTTCATTGATTTGGCGAGGGCTTCAATGGTCGTCCCGGCATCGGTTCCCGTAGCTGAACTGAGCTTCGTGGCTGCTTCCATGAAATTCGTTGTTTCGGCGATGGAACCTACGCCAGCCGAGAGAGCATTGTACATGCCCTTTGCTGCTTCAACAGAGCTAATAGCATTTTGAAGTGGACCATTAACTAAGTTAGTCAGAGCGTCTCCTAACTTGTCTTGCCCAGCGGCTGCCCCGACACTCAAGGTAGCCAAGTTAGCTAACTGATCTTGGAATCCTGCAAACCTCTGAAAAGATACGTTGACAAACTTCTCTGCTGCTTGAGAACTGAGCAAGAGTCCTTCCCCCATCATGCCAAGAGAGACCGCCATCTCCGAAGTGGTGGAGTCAATCCCTATCGACTGCATTGCTTGAAAAGCTGTATTCAATCCCTGCATCTTCATGTAGGCATCCATAGCAGCCACACCAAGAGCATTTAGCATATCTAGAGATTGCTTTAGCGCAAGAATTCCCAGGAATTTTCCTGCGACATCGTTCAGTCCAGCCTTTTTGAAATTCTCTCCAACTCCCTCAAGAGAGCGACCCGCTTTAGAGGACTTGTCCGTCAAGTTCTCTAATCCGTCCGCAAGTTTCTCGGTCTGCTTAGTTAATCCTTCAGGTAGGTTGACCTTTGACATTCCTTGACCGAGAAGCCTTATAGCCGAAGCACCCTTTGAGCCAAGGGCATCAAGGGTCTCCTTAAGTAGGTTGGCATTCTTGGTTAAAGCTCCGTAAGAGATCGTAATTGCTCTGGCAGAGGTCGTAGCAAGAGCCATAGGCGTACTGATCATTGGTATGACTTTTTGAGATACCGTAGTCAAGGCAGTCCCCGTTGATTCCAAGACTCCTGACAAGTCTTCTTCGGCAAACCTTTGAATTCCTTCACTAAGCCGATGGATATCTCCTACTTGATCGGCAAGATTTACTGCATTCGAGAATTTAATCAGTCCACCAGATAGTTGGTTGACTACCTTTGCTGCTCCTTCGCCGACAATTCCCATCTGCTCTAGTCGTTCCGCAAAATCAGAGGTTGCCTTTGCGGCAGTCCTCAAGCCCGAAGACAGCGGCTTCTGTGCTATATCGAGAGTTTTGAATATTTTCCCTGCAACAGTACCTTGTTCCATTACTGAAGAGAAGGAATCAGCGACTGGTCCCAATGTTGAGTTTAGAAAATCAACTTGCTTTCCCATTCCCAAGAATTTAGAACCAAGTTGGACAGCCCAGTTCCCTGTAACATCCGTAACTTTCACTGTTGTTTTCAGTGCAGAGTTTGTTCCTTCGATGGTATCGGAAACATCACCAAAAGCTCCACTAAGCCCACTGACAGCCTTTCGTGAATTACTAGCAGTTCCGCTAAGTTTCCCTAGTAGCTTCTCAGCGATGCCCGACTGCTTACCCATCTCGGTGATGTGTTCAGAGCCATCGGAGACCCCTTCGTTAAGCTTTGAGAAACCTACGCCCAGTTTCTTGAGAGTGGACTCTAGCTCACTCCCGTCTCCTCTAAAATTAATAACTGCATCAGTATTTAGCATGGTCAATTAGGGGGTGTTGAATGTGCAAGCCATTTCCGTTCTCCATTATTCAGGCATTTGTTTTAAGATGAAACTAACCAATTGAACAAAGGCATCGTCGTTCAACGCTTCGGGCTCAGTGAGATCAGGGAAGCTAAGTCGAATAGCTTCCAGCAATAGTTTGTTTGCGCTAGGGTTGAGAAACATTTTACCCATAGCTGTATTGCGTTCCTGAGTCAACTCGTCGTCTTCGCTGAGTTCCCCCATCGCCTTCAGGTGGGCAAAGACTTTCTCGTAAAGTTGATCCGCAGTGAGCTTCTGCTGCTCTTCAGGGGTGACAATTAAGTCTTTCACCACTGCGACCAAGAAGGTGTAAACAAGTCCATTAACAGGAATGTTAGGTGGACGATAGCGAAGATTTTTTCCCAGGATAGTAACGCCTTGCTCGATTTGGTACAAACCAGTCAAGTCAGTGTCGAAGATCGTTCCAGGGATTACGTTTCTTTTCGTTGTTGCCATAGTTAATTAAAAGTCATTAAGGAAGTTCTCTAGTTCAGGGTGGCTTGCCATGTGATCCTCTAAGCCCTTGCTTGCTACTTCAAGTCTCCTTTCTTCTGGGTCTCTTCTTATTTCGACCGTGGAATTAATTAAGTCTTGAATAGCTTGCCCATCCCAGTTTTGCCAAATAATCCAAGGCATTTGGGACTTGGGATAGAGTTCCATCAGTAAAGCTAAGGTGTCGGCATCGGGGTTTGTTTCTTTTCGATCTCTTTCTTGAGAACTTTCTGCTTGCCCTTGATCTCCTGGATGAAGCTCTCCCTGGCTTTGTCCATCAACCCCTGACCGTCGTAAAGAAAAAAAGCGAAACCATGCAACTTAGCTATTCGAGAGGGTAGATGACTCTCTTCCTTGCTCTCAGGGACAATGGCTCCATCCTCGTCTTGGTGAGTCGTTCCAGTAAAGAAGACCTGCATAATCTCATCGCTGTCCATTTCATCAAGTTCAAGGGGTTCCCCTGAGATCGTGGGCAAGAGAGTCACCGCTTGCTGAAGCAAACTCCAAGCTTTCTTGTTAGAAGGAACAAGTAGAGTTCCCGCCATTAACCCAGAAAGGAAGAATTGCTCCAGCAAGGATTGTTGTAATTCCATCATATCAGCCCACTTAGCGCGGGGTAATGGCTTAACCTTAACCACTGCCCCGTCTAAGTAAGTAACGTCAAAATAACGTTCAGCCATTAGCAAGCCACCTTTCTTCCTGTGTATTTAATCTTGTAGGTAGAGCAACCGCCAAGGGACTGGTCTAGTCGGAACTTGATGGGTACATCGGCTGCGCTTGGATCAAAGGAGTTCCCGGAGATCGTTGGCGATACGTTGTCAGCTTCAAAGGTCACGATGGTATTATCCACTGAGTGAACAAGGATAGCTTTAAGCCTGTAAGCTCCGACGGGTAAGTCGCCTAGTTGCAGTCCTGCTACAATAGGCTCCTCAGTGATAACAGTAACAGTTTCGCCAGCCAAGGCAACAGGGAATCTAAGAGCCCCAGCCGCCCCTATCATCCAAGAATTTACGGCAACTGCCCCAGAAGCAGTCCAAGGAACTCGTATTAGCTGCTGGGAGACCCCAAAGGTTCCCTTGACAGCAGCCTTGGCATTGGGTTCATCGACAACAACACCGAAACCCTCAATGTCAATGAGTACGGGGGGAACTTCTCCGGTGGCGGGAATTGTCAACTCTCTAATGACCGGGGCAACCAAGCCCGTAGCTTGGAATTTGCGTCCAAAAAGTAGCTCCAAAGCCTCCGGTTGGCGATGCCCAAAGGAGATAGACAAGGTAGGCTTCTCTGAGGACTGATAGGAACCCATTGTTACCATCTTAGCCAAGGGGTTCATCCCTTCTTGGATTACTTCTTCAACTCCTAGATCAAGCTGCATCGACTTTGGAGTGGGAATGTGAAGAATGTTTCCGGTGGCTAATTCTTGGAGGCGAATTTTACCAGCCCCTTTGATAGTGTTCTGAAACTTAGCTAGAGTCATGGATTTTTACCTTTTGGTTTTGGTTGAATCGATTCACCCTCTGTCCCTTGGGGTGGCTCGGACTTGGGAGAGTCAGGGGGGACATATACAAACCCAAGAATGAAAGCTGCTGGAGGAATTTCCTCTCTGTCGTACCAGCCAGGGGGCAGGACAGACCCGTTGGCGTGTTCAGTTGGATATAGTAAGTTAACTTTTTTGCTCATTTAACCGCTTTGTTTTATGTTGAAACTAAAATCTGCTTGGTATATTAATTCGCCCAACTGAAACATCGGACGATACCGACTACTGACTCTCCCCGTAAACTCGACACATCCTGCTTTCGCAATAGCCATCTCTCTCAAAGCGTTTGCTATATTCAGCGCAAGGAAATTATTTATCCCCGGTAGCTCATCCATCGACACATTGGCTAAGGCATGGGTGAGCTTGATGTCTGACTGCCGAGCAGCCGTCTGAAGATCAAGGTAGTCAGACTCACGAAAACCTTTAAGTAATGGGTAGTCGGAAATAGGGATATTGAAAGCGTCATAGTAAGCCACTCGCCGAACAACCGTGACCCCATCGCCAGCCTTGTTTAAGAAAGTAGCCACCGTGTCTGTAATTTCCTTAATTAATGGGTCGTGGAATAAGCTGGTCATTTGTTGAGTGATCCCAATGTTCGTTTGGTAGTGTTGATTAGTGGTGGTGCTGATACCTTGGGTTGAGCCATCTTTGCAGCCATTTTAGGGTTCCACTCAACAATCTTTACCTTGCGCCCTATAGTTCGTGCTGGCGGAGGACTCCTGACTCCCTTGAGGGAAGACAAGACTTGTTTCTTACCCTGTGTCAGTGCAGGAAGTACTTTTGTTTTGGCCTTTCTGTACGCTCCAACTATCTCTGACTTATTTTTGGTATTCATCCAGCCAACCTCACGGGTATTCACAGCTTTCCCGGAGGTCGAAGGCACTCCCATCGCTTTGTTATATTTGGCTCTAGCCTTATTTGCCTTGGCTACCTTCTTTTTGAGTCGATAGTTTTTGGCTACTTTTGTTAATTTTGCTGTGATCGCCATGTGCCTACCTAGCTGGTCGTGGAATAGGATTCCGATTATCTTGCAGTAAGGATTCTTGAATTAGTTTTGCTATCTTTTCAAGAAGTTCATTGTGCCAAAATACGATAGGTCGTAGCTTCTGAAGTTCGTCAACGTTTTTGGCGGTCAGTTCAAAGAAGAAGGTATCGCCGTCAACGTGGTAAACATTCTGAGCTCCTGGGGTAATAGCTCCTCTCCAGAGAGTTCCAGAGTCTATATGTATCTGCCCAGAGAGTCGGCGAGGATTTTGGCGAAAAGCCATGTTGGATAGCTTGCGATATTCAATCCCTCCGTGAGCCATGCCACCCGTAGTTGTCACTGGAGATAACAAGAAACGAGTGTTGATGTCATCTCGAATCAATTGAGCCACTTGATCGGAGATCGGGGTTAAATCACCGATCCTGTCCTGAGCCGTCTCGATCCGATCCGTCATCTGACTCAAGCCAGTAGTCGTAATCTTTATTTCCATAACGAATCTCGTACCAGATGGTATAGCGGTTAATAGCCTTTCTCAGTAATTCCTTAGTTAGAACCATGTGTCTCCTTGTATTTATCTAGGTCGTCTAGGTGGTCTTCGAGGAGTCGTGCTGCCTCTACGAACTCGTTGACCTCTGGGTTTTGCCTTGGGTAGAGACTGAAGCCTCTTCTCGGCTGCATTCCGCTTGAGTCGGTTTGCCTCAAGCTGGGTTCTGTACTTGGGAACCTCTACTGCATCTTTTGCACTTCTGATCTTCTTGCCTGCTCTAGCGGCTAAACCCCAACGACCAGAATCTTCCTTGTTAATATGATGGATGACTGCTTTATTCAAAGGTTTAGCAAGTCGCTTATTAGTAGCCTGAACCCTTTGGTAGTAGGATTTTGGCTTTCTAGCAGGAGTGCTCTTTGCCGAAGAAAGTAACTCTGGTGCAGAAACCTGAGAGTCAAAAGTGCTACTTCCAGGAGTCCTTCTTCGGGAAGCCAAGTATCCTCCCCCTCCAAGGACTCCCGCCAAAGCTGCGGCTCTAACAATTCGCCCCTTCCTTGTTTTTCCTAGCAACTTTCGCCGCAAGTTACCCTTTGCCATTTAAGACCCCCTAACTCCGCCCATTAATGTGAAACTTCCCGGCTCAAAGGTAAACCGTTCGCTGAGTGGATCAATCAGTTCTAGCTCGTAGTAAACAGAGCCTCCGGCAACATCACGAGTATCGCTAGGATAGATGCGTATTTGTGCCTTCAACTCTTGGAGAATCCCATGAGTAGTTGTTGTAATATCCGTAGTAGAAATCACCCCGATACCCGAATAGGGCTGAATGGTTGATTTCTTAAACAGAGTTGATACATCGGAATCACTGGGATTCTTCTTGACCGTGAATAGCAAGGATGGACCAACGCCTTCAGTGAGAGCATCAAGGCGATAGCCCCTCACCGTTAGATTGATTCGGAAACTGTCTCCCGCATAAATCTTGGCTCCATGAAGAGGTATCTCTTCGTAGGAAGTGACCAAAAACAGGGAAGCCATTGGGGGCGGGGGCAAGAACTCTCGGTGTACCGTAGTAACCACGAGCTTGGAGACATCGAGTTGCCCAGCAGTTTTCACTGCCAAAGCAATCCGGGGAGCCGCTTTAGACTTTGGGCTAGGGAATAACCCACTGGTGTCAATCGCCTTGACTGCTCCCGGTCTTCCTACGGCAGGTACATGGGAGACAAAAGCATTGACGGACAGGCTGGTATGTTGCCTTGGGGAGGCTGTAACTCTCGACCTGTCTAGGGTTCCGCTAGCAACTAGTCCCCTGGCAATGATTACCTCCGCAGTCGGAGGAGTCGAGGGGAGGTCGGGGCTAGCAACTAAAGCTCTGACAAAAGAAGGGGCTAGACCCACCGCCATTGATTGATCTAGCTTGCTACTAACGTCAAGGCTCCGAGAGTAGCGAAACTCAACGATCTTCATTGCTGAAGCGTCAAGGTGTCCATTGGTTTCAATTGAGATCGAAGGATTAGCCATTTATCTCCTACTCGTAAACTTCTAAGCCAGCAATGGGGATGATGATGTTATCATCTCGACGAATCAAGATGTTGCGCTCAGGAGGGAATCCACCAAAGTACCAAGGAGTCCCACCACTCGCCGTAGTGTAAATCCCAAATGACTTAGCCAACTCCCAGTTAGCTGTAGCATCTGCAAATTTAATCTCAACCAAGTTAGAGATTTTGCGATTTACACCGGGAGGCGTAAAGGTTCCTGCGGCTGCGGGAAGTTGAACCCGTGCATAGCCAGGGGCGTTAGCACTAGTTAGTTCTCCAATGTCTCCAACCCCTAGCTGAGAAGTAGGCTTTGTACCCAATCCAATGTAGATACTGTTTCCGGGGAGGCTATAGGATTGCCCAAGAAGTAGCGACAGTTGTTTTCCTGCCAACTCATCGGACTTCCCTGTATTCCCAGAATCCAAAGTAAGCATCAGGCGGTTAGGCGGGAACTTAACATAGTTACCTTGAGGGCAATTCTGTCCAGTCACCAAGTGCATGAAGAACCAAGGAATCGTGCCAGCCAGAGTAGGAAAGATGCCAGCAGACTTAACTTCTTCATCCCAGTTGACCGTTGCGGGACCAAAAAGTTGAGTCTGAGTGTTGAAAGCACTCCGACCGCTGACTACCCATGCAGATGCGGCGGAAGCACTGTTGATATTGAAACGAGCATAGCCGTCTCCGACAAACTCAATGCCAGCGAAGTCTCCAGTGTTAGGCGGTAAGTTTTTACCTAGCCCAATATGGAAGCTGCCAGTCCCGTAAGGAGAGTCACAGGCTTGTCCACGGAGGACATTCAAGAAATTAGCTGCAAGTGGTTGAGAGATACCTTCTGCCATAAAAGCTCCTTATATTTTTAGTAATCTATGGACTCTCTTTGATCAGAAAGTCTTCGTCTTTCTCGAATAGTGCCAATACCAAAATCGATATCGGCAAGCTCTCCTGAAACTCTTCGCCGCCCAATGATTGCCTGGTTTCGACTCAGGGTATCTGGCGGTCGTAATTGAAGTTGCTCCCCCGGAAGGACAACTGCTTCCATCCCCGGCTGTTGAGCATTAACTCCTGGAATAGCAAGATTGTGTCCGGCACAGTACATACCAAGCAATTGGCTAGCTCTACTGGCGGAATTCGTTCCCATCCCTGAGACATCATTGCCTAGTTGAGGGGAAGGACTTGACTGGTAATAAACGCCCATGAGATCAGCGACAATCAAGTTTTCAATGATCTCAGAGAGGATAGCCCTAGTGTCTTGCTCAACGAGAGCAAGGGGAAACACGTAGATTCTTCGGAGAATCGAGTTGACATAGGCTTCTTTCTGTTCGCCAATCTGTCCAATCAACTCTTCATTGGCAACCATCTCCCCTAAGTTCTTAGCCCAAGGTTCACTGAAACCATTGGTAGGCACATTGAGCCGACCTTGGAGTCTTCGAGCTATTGCGTGGGTGGTTGTGTAAATCAGGGGCATTGATTATCCTCTTGGCTATTTAGATGATCTAGCTTTTCTAAGTTGAAGTGCTTGAGCCGTTAGTTCGAGCCCTCTCTCCCTAAGTCCCAGTCCTCGATCTCTGATGTCCAGTCCCCTGTTGGCAGAGGCAATCCGACCGAGTACGCCCATCCTTCCCGTCCTACTTTTGCTTATTCGTGATCCAATTCGAGAGGTTATATCCCCTCTCCTGAGTCCAGAATCGAGGAACCCTCCGACTAGACTTAGCCGACTTGATGACGGCACAGGTCTAGAGGCAATCTCACGAGCCATTCTGTATTTCTTGACCAGTTGAAAGTCCTTAGCTCCCCTAGCTACGTTGTAGTAAGCCTTGGTCAAATTGTTAGCCGAATTAGCCAGGTGAGTGGTTCTCAATACCGCCTTGTCAAGGGCTTCGCCAGCATTGAAGGGCACTGCGTTCCGCTTCCTCAAGGAGTTGCTAATCTTCCGCTTGTGAGCAGCCGATAGCTTCTTCCTGAATTCTGCGATGTAAGGAGTGTTCATCTTTGCCTTGCTTTTTTATACCTTTGGAGCAGTCGAGTTCCCTTGTTAGCAATGACTCTGGCTTGAGCTTCTGTTCTAGGAACAGGCTCTCCCCAAGCCTTTGCCGTCAGAGCTAGACGTGTAGGGCGACCCTTTTTATCTACGAGAGGAGGTAGAACCTTTCTCCCATAGAATCGCCTAGCCCAAGAACCCTTTCTTCTCAGATCGGAGACCGTCATCTTCTTACCATGTCGCATAACCCCAGGGCGGAGTTTGCTGCCAGTCTTCTGTGCATAGTATTTTCGACCTGCGGGAGTTAGACCTCCATTCGGGCTGTGATACTTTGCGGCAAAATTAGCTAGCGACAGGTGCTGAGGCATTGGCTTTCTTTGTAGGCGTAGATGCAGGAGTCGAAGTGTCGATGATTACCGCTTCAGCAGGGGGAACAACAACTTCGGGGAAAGCAAAGGACTGCTTTCTGCCGTTGTCATTGGTCAGGTATTCATCATTACGAAACTTCTCTGGGATTGCCTCTGCTCTGTAATAGCGATCCATGTCGATAGGGAACATGCACTGAGTAGCCATATCCAATATCTGTTTCTTGACATAGACGGGTTTTGTTAAATCAAACATCTAAGCAGCCCTCCGTGCAAATAACAATTTAGGATTAGGGATTACTGGCAACATTGTCGCAACGCCTTGAGTGGCATCACGAGGAGGGAACTTAGTAACTTCTCTAGTGACCACAAAGGGACCAGGGGCTCCTTCGTTTTCTAGGGTTGGACCCATAGCTTGTTCGCCCATGCCTTGAGTCAAGAAGACGTAACGATCTGGGTTGAAGAAGCGCATTTTCCCACCACCATTAGGCAGGTTGTACATTTCATCACAGATAATAATTGGGGGTAAGCCCATGTCTTCAAAGAGACGATCAAGCATGAGGTTGGAAACCACTCCCACATTGGAGACAACGACAGACGCTGCGGAGTTGGAGATCGAAGAGAATGAACGCTTCGTGGACTCTTGATTTCGCAAGTGAAGCCGCAACTTGTGGGACATGAGAATTGCCGTAGGCATGTAGCCGTTAGTGTCTCGGAAGACCTCTACGTCATTCTCTAAGTTTTGCAATCCATCGGCAGTGACGTATTGATTCCACGCTTGAGGAGTCGCAGTCAGATCGGGTGGAAAGTGAGCAAATTTGCCATTAGGGGCATAGCCATAGGTGGCATCGGCATCACGGTAGTCCAAGGGCAATCGAACACTGGTTCGAGTATCTTCGTAATTGACGAAGCCAAACTGGACTGCTTGAGCCGCAATTAGATAATTAAGGTCAGTCAAGGCTCGTGCCATGTCAGCAATAGTGCCAAACAAGTAATCAGCCAAGGTGGAGTTAGCACCGGGGATGACTGCTCCATTGGGCAATACTTGTGACTGAACAGTTAGCCCTTTAGCCGAAGCCTTCTCAAGGGCTTCACGCATTTGCCATTGACGTTCTTCGGGGTAGTCAAAGGAAAGCCCAGCCTTGAATAGATCACCAGTAATCTTGTTGAATTTACCAACTTGAGTGGTTGGTAGTTCCGCACCATAGGCAACTAAGGAAGCCACTGGGCTTACCTTGTCCACCACGTAGGCGAGGAAGTCCCGCGTATCATACATTCGTGGAGGTAAGAAAGCATCAAGAGCCCGTTTTCGCTGATTAAGATAGTGGAGAGTGTCGTCCACCATAATGTTCGCTTCGGCAGCTTGTTGCTGTTCACTTAACCAGCTTGCAATTTGTCCCATTTATCCTCCTAGAACCGTGTTCCGTATGTAATATTAGGGGTTGCGCGCTTGATACCCCCGTCAATATAGGGAAGGTTTTGTTCCCAAACGCCCTTAGCTCCAGTAACTAAAGCCAAGGTCTTTTCAGGGTCCACAGTCCAGTCGGTTCCGAAGGGATGTAAACCACCAATCTGATCAACGTAAACCCCGACCTTGCCACCGACCGGAACGGGGTTCGTTGCCGAAGCCGTCAAGGTAATTAGGCTAGGATCAACCTCGTCAAACATAGAGATGGTTCCCACTGGGGTCTGAGCAGTCATGATTCCGTTAGCTGGGCTTCGAGTAACCGTGCCCCCAACCAAGGTAATAGTGTGGCAAGTAACTCCATCGCTGGAGAACAAGTGAACATTGGAGCCACTTGCTACAGCCCGAATCATGGAACTCAGGATGCCGCTTGCATTAATGAAAGCAGCCATTTCAGTTGCGGCATTCTGAACTGTGCTACCAAGAGTTCCCAAGAAGGTGAAGACGTGAGTGTTGCCAGCTACGGTAATGGCTACTGTAGCGTTGACCGCCAAGGCAGTAACTCCGAGCATCAGGTAGGGCTCAACAATTGTTAAGATATCGCCCACTTTGAATAGCTGATAGTTCTTCAGTTTTCCAGTAGTTCCCGTGATTGCCTGAGTAAGCTCAGTCCGAGGCAGGGGATGCCATAGATTGCCGATTCGAGCGAAGAATAACCCTGCGGGTAAGCTCCATTTTTTCCGTTCATTTAACTTAATTCGATCCCGGACAGCCGTGATCGACATCGTGGTGTCAACGCCATCTACAAAGGCTAAAATTGGCAAGCCTTCGCCATAACGATCTGAGTGACGAACCCAAGACATACTTTCTACCTTCCAATGTTTTGTAGTCTCAATTCGGCATTGCGCCGAGCTTGAGCTTGAATAGCATTTTCTTCAGCTTCCTCGTTGGGATTCAAGGGTTCATCGTAAGCGAAGGAATTGAAACTAATCATTCCCCCACATTTTTGAAACATTTCAAGGGTCTTCTGCATGGCATATAGCTCAGTGTCTAAACTGGAGCCATTTGATTGACATACAGAAGAAAATGCAGCCAACTGATCGTCTTGGCTCTCGAAGTTACCTAGGAGCTCACGGTGAACCACTGGAGGTAGCCATCCCTGATTGAACCCAGCATCGGCTAAACGATTTAGTTCGTTCAAGCGACTAGAGACCTCTTGCTGAACTTGAGCTTCAGTAAACTGAGCTTCTAATTCTTGCAAGCGGAAGTCCTTGTCTTGAATGGCTCTGGCGTAGCTTTCAAGGACTTCCTCGGTTTCGCCCTCGTCACCTTCGTCCTCTTCGTAATCGCCTTCTTCCATCGCATCATCCTCAGCCAAGACAAGCATCCCATTGAGGACTTCTTCGTCATTAGCCGAATCAAAGGCTTGAGCCAGTTCTAGTACGAGGTCTTGGTCTGGGATGTATTGCCCAACAAGGATTCCGGCAATAGATTCTGCATCGTAACCAGTGACTTCACAAAGAGCCGCAATGCCTTCTTCAAGGTCGCCGTAGTCTTCATTGATCAACTCCATCAGAGCTTGTCCAATCCCACTCTCAGAAGAACCACGAAAGAAGTTAGCAGTGTTTCCACCACGGGAATAATCCTCTTCGTCATCCTCTTCGTCGTCTTCGTCATCTTCATCGCCTTCTTCGAGTTCTACGATTTGTTCGTATTCGTCGTAAGCTTGGGCACGAAGTTCTTGGGCTTCTTCGTAAGTCAGAAGTCCCTCTTCTTCGCCGTCATCAATGCTGTTGATGGTCGCTTCGTAAACTTCGTCGATGTTTTCAATGGCAGTGGCAAGAATCTCTTCTTCGGAGAGTTCTTCCTCTTGGTTGTCATCGTACTCATCGGCATATTGGTTTGCGTAGCGAGTTGGTCTTTCTTTTGTGTACATTATTTACTCCTTATTTAGTAAGTTCAAAAACGGGCTTATCTGTATTTCCGCTTCTTAGACCTCCGAATCTTTCTACCAAGAGCCTTGGCTCCTCGGTAGGCTCCATAGCCAAGAGCAACGGTTCCCGCAGCTTTCAAGGCATTACTCGTACCACTCAAAACGCCCCCACCAACGGCTCCAGCAGCACCGCCTGCAACAGGGTTAAACCCCATCCCTTTTGCTGCGGCAGCACTCGCTGTTCCACCGATTATTCCACCCCTAAGCAGTCCCAGTCCTCCACCAGCGAGAGCCCCGTACTTGACTGCCTTACCTAGTCGGATACCTTTTCGGCTTTTCTTGCCACCCAAGGGAGAGGCAAATTCAGCCCGAAGAGGCTCGTCGTAATACATTGAGAAAGCTGCGTCCAGCATTGTGTACATTGTTTACTCCTATTAACCTTTAGTGCCTCTACGTCGTTTCAAGCCAATCTTTCGACGAGCTCGATGTCCAGTAGCTTTGATAGAGCGAACAGCCCTGTAGGCTCCGTAGCCAGCAAGTCCTCCTGCTAGACCAGTTGCGGCTCCCTTTAGACTCTCCGAAGCTATTGGTCTGACCATTCCCTTCGCTACATCCGTTGGGCTCCGTCCAGCCTTTCTGCTGATGTATTGACGAGAAGCTTCACCGAGCCCAAGTCCAACGGCTCCCCCAAGGACACTATTGCGAATACCCTGCTTTAGAGCCCTTTTATTTTTCTTTGACATACCAAACTCAGCTTGGAGAGGCTCGTCGTAATACATTGAGAAAGCTGCGTCTAACATCGAATATTCCATGTCTTTATATCTTGGGGAATTTGAGTGCATTCTGGGCGGCAGTAACGTTGGCAGAGGCTCCAGCCTTGGCTCCAGCAAAGACTGGCTTGACTAGTCTAGTTCCCCTAGCCCCAGAAGCATAGGCTGTCTTGCCAGCACCGTAGCCACCCTTGCCTGCCCCGTGAAGCCCAGCCCCAATGACTGATGCCTTTATTGGGTTCTTGGCAACAAAGGCTCCGACTTTTTTGAGTTGCGTATTGGCAGCCCCAGCTAGCCGACCAGCCCCTCGCCTAGCCAAGAGAGCGGCGCGTTTCGCCTTCCTCCCTGCCCGACGAAGAAATCCTCGCTTACCAGGGGGAGCAGCGCCTTCGTTGAAATTGGCGGAAGCGTAGAGTTCGTGGGCTGAGTCGATTAGTGTGTATGCCATGTTGATCCTTGATTTATCGGGGCATTCTTTGACTATTTCTGAAGTTCTTGGCAGATTGAACGGCTTGAGCCCTATTGGTGGACTTTGGACTGTTGGCAACTCGCTTAGCTACAGAACCCGCATAAAGTCCACCAGCCCCAAGAGCTAAAGCCCCGCCAGCCCCAAGAGCCACCTTACCCTTGTTTCGCATGGCAACTCCGCCAGCCCTTCGAGCTAAAGACCCTGCGCCTCTACCTGCTCGTCCAGCCATCTGTCCAGCCCGTCCTGCAAAAACTTTAGCTTTTCGCCCTGCCTTACGAAGCATTCCTGCCTTAGAGAATTCTGCTTCGGGGTAGTACATTTCGTAAGCGGCATCTAATAATGTGTAAGCCATCTGCGGTTTCCTCTGTTTCGTTTATTTTTTGCGGAAGGGGTTCATTCGTCGAAGCCCACCGCCAATGTCCTTTTTAATCCGTTGACCAACTCCGTAGGCAAAGGCTTCATCGGGAGCACGGGGTTGTCGTTTTCGAGGCTTTGTTTCTCGGTGCATCGCTCTTTCCCCAGCGTTGAGGTATCGATACTTTGCTGCCTTGAGCCTCGTCTTAACTTTCTTGAATGTCCGCTTACCCATTGCAAACTCAGCTTTCTGGGGGCGAAATTCAAGTGCAGATTCTAGTAGTGTGTATGCCACTTGTTTCCTCCCTGACTATCTTCTTCGTGGAAGAGCTCTTCGTGCAACCTTGTCAGTGCTCATCTCTCTCATCAGCCCTCTCATTTCGGGGGTTTGGCGAAGCATTGCTCCTCCACCCTTATTCCACCGCTTAGCCGCCGCTTCCGTTCTGCCTGTCTTGTACCCTAGCCTGAAGTTTTTCTTATATTTCTTAGCCTTCATTCCACCTAGCCGGGCGTAACTCTTGGCTTTCCGACCAACTCCGCTAAGCGCAGCCCTACCTCTGTCTAGCAATCCGAATTCTGCTTCGGGGTAATACATTTCGTAAGCTGCATCTAATAATGTGTAAGCCATCTGTGGTCTCCTTAGTCGTGTTTATTTTTGCGGGTTAGTTTCTCTCTGGCTATCTTCTTCGTGGAAGGGCTTTTCGCCCAACCTTGTCGCTGCTCATCCCTCTCACAGCCGCCCTAACGTCGGGGTCTATCCGAAGTATTGGTCCCCCAGTCCGATTCCACCGCTTAGCCGCCGCTTGCGTTGCACCTGTCTTATACCCTTTCTTAAAGTCTTTCTTAGCTTTCCTAGCCTTCATCCCGGCTAGACGGGCGTAACTCTTGGCTTTTCGACCAACTCCGCTAAGCGCAGCCCTACCTCTGTCTAGCAATCCGAATTCCGCTTCGGGGTAATACATTTCGTAAGCTGCATCTAATAATGTGTAAGCCATTCGTGGTCTCCTTTGTTTTGTACTTATTAACGTTTGCCAGGTCGAAATGTCGAAAGAGAAGACGAACCCAGGGTTCTTGCCGTTACATCGACAGTTTTCTTGCCAGCGGGAACGCTAGATTCCTTCTTCCTCAGTGCATCTCGATACCTTGCACCTTGAATTAAATTGTGTCCTGTCTTGTACAGTCCCAACGCAAGTACCGTAGAGCGGATGGGGTTTTGAGCCATAGTCTTGAGTTCTCGCCCTATCACCCGACCAGCGGCTCCGGCTCCCCTTCTCAGTCCTCGACCAGCTCTTCTTCCCCCAATCTTCGCTTTCCTCAAGACTCTAGATTCCGATCTCTTGAAGTCAATTACTGAAGATCGGGATCGAAGTCTTCGTTGATTAAATCGAACGACTCCTCCTCTACTAGCTCGAAAACCAAGCCATCTTTTCCGAGTGGCTATATCTCTAGCAGCCTTCTCTTTAGCCCAGTTCTTGCCCTTCTCGATTGCACTACCTGCCACCTGGGAAGCCTTACTAGTCAACTCTCTTCTTTTTGCTATGTCCTCTTCGGCAATTCCCTTGAGTGCTTGCTTGACATTCTTTAGAACAGGCTTCGCTTTTCTTCTCACCAGTCGAACACCAGCTTCAACTCTCTTGCTTTTCTTTTGAGTCCAAATCCCGACATTCTTCTTGACTCCTTTGACGGTCTGAACAGCCTGCCCTGTTAGCTCTTTTCTCTTCGCAATGTCCTTGGTAGCTCTGTTGTTGCCCCAGTCTTTTGCCTTTTGGATTTGCTGATTGGTTTGCTTCTGGACTTGTTGATTGGCTCCCACAGGGATACCCTTGCCGAATTCCTCTCCAGCAGTATTAAACCCCTGCTTTACCCTTTTCCCCGATTCATTCTTGATGGCGGAAATAGTTGCCCCAATTTTCTTGCGGTTCAAGTAAAGCCCAGCGGCTCCAGCGGCAGCAAGGCGAGTCCCCATCCCTTTCTTTGTCCTGCCTATAGCAAGCCTGCCTATCCGCTTTAGTCCAGCCCTAACTTTGCCGGACTTAAATTCAATTCTGTCGGGGGTAATGTCACCCATTACTACTAGCATTTATCTAGCCCTCCGTCCCGAAGCCCTCTTCAGTATTTTGGCAAAATTAGCCAATTTACCTGCATTGGCGGACATCTTTGCTTGAGACAAGTCTTGCTGCCTTGTGACGTAGCTAGGGTCTTGCATCCCACTCATTCCTGGGTAGCCATCGGGGGCATCTTCGCCACCATCTAATCCCAAGAGTTCAGCGAGACGATCCGAGAGACCACCAATGGCATCTTCGACAAGCATCGCTGGGTCTTCGCCCATCAAGGTTGATTCGTCTGCCTGAGAAATACAGGTAACAATCTCCCAGAATTTCTCAGTGATTTCTTCGTACTGTTCCTTGAGTTCGTCGATTTGGGTTTGCTCCTCTTCTGCATCATCCCAAGTCAGCGAAAAACGAGCATCACTGTTGTGCTGCCTGAAAATACTCAGTCCAACAATGGCTGGCTGAGGAGTTGCCGAGATTTCCTTGATAGTATTCGTAGCTACATCGATACCGGGAGAAAGAGTCTTGATTCTTCCCGACATTACCTGAGCTACAATATCTTCGCCCTTGGCTACTAACTGCCCAAAAGCTCCCAACTTACCGACCAGCTTTCTTAGTCGGGGATTAGGAAGGTCATTTTCAGTAATGATGCGGATTTCCAACTCGCCTTCTAAGTCACCAATGTTGGCACTCTGAGTCTTGTCGTGGTCTTTTTGCCAAGGGATTCTGCCGCCAGCCCGAAGGAAGGCATTGGTTTTCTCAACTAAATCACGAAGTCTTTCTTGGGAGAAGGTGTGGGGTCGCTTCTGGGAGTCGTGGTGATTGCCTTCAATCATCAGCAAGGCTTCCTTGATTAGAACACCGTCTTCTTGGTCTTCTTCGGCAAAGCTGGCGGGAGTAAGCCCCAGTCCAAATGGGGAAAGAAATTCTAGTCGTTTTGACCGAGGTTTTGGTTTGGGCATTTTGGACAGAATAGAAGGTGCTCATTCCAGACTAATGGAGCTTAACTACCTTTTTCTTTAAGCCAAAATCCCTAGCATTACATTTTCGTTGTTAACTCTAGCTTTGTAATAACTACTTCATCCGAGGTTTGGAAAGGTGCTTGAGAGTGCCTAGCCGAGGAATAACTCGACGATAGGAATTGGGTATCTTGGGCAAAGTATTCTTCGCTCTCGTCGCTGCCTTGCCTAGTTTCCTGAGACGACCTCGAATATGCCCTGTCTTTTGGAGCTTTGTCATCCCCGTTGGCATCTGAAGCTCTGCGTATTTCGTTGCAAACTCAATGAGACTATTGTAGTGATTCATGGCTAAGCCCTTGCAGAGCGTATATTATGATAGTTGATATAAAAAACCCTTGATTTTCCATGACACAGAAAACTGCAACTCGACGAGGTAAATTTGGACGACCCAACGGGATTAGTCATAACAGCTTTCTTGCCCTACTTCGACTTGAATCGAGGATTAGTCAGAAAGAAGTTGCCATAGCAACCCACGTCTCGCAGCCCCTGGTTAGCAATATCGAGAAAGGGAAAACCCCAGCAGACATATTATACTTATACAGACTAGCTGAACTTTATGCCGTTCCATCCTTCGGTGAATTTTGTGAGAAGTACCTCCAAGACCTCATTAGCCACCTTTCGCCGCAGTCTATCAAGGCAGCATCGGCGAAATATCAGTCAATCTCTCCGGCGCAGGGGAATCATGAGCAGCAAAAACCCAGCCCGACCCCATCTGAGACCGAGGGCAGTCAGATTGACGAACGGCTCAATTCTGATAATCAAGCCCAGACCCCTTTAATAAAGAATGAAGACCTTCACCCCGCTATTTTCTAAGCTACCAATTCCTTGCGCCCTGATTAACGAAGACAACGTAGTCACTATGGCTTCCGAAGCAGCTATAGAAATAGGATATTGTATTGGCAAAAAGATTGAGTCAGACTGGCTCGACAACTTTAACAACTTAAAAGAGACTAAAGGGAGGCTAGAGGTCTTTTGCAGCCAAAACTGGTGGCTCGTTCAATTAGAAAGAGTCGAAAAGGGGGTGGTGCTTATTGCCACGAACATCTCAAAGGAGAAGTCGTTAATCGAGGTACTAGAGTCGAGGAATCAAAAGCAGACCGATCTGGGTCGTCAAATATTCCATCACGATGCCATTACATTCCTTAACGGTATTGACTTTTGGGTAGAAGAGGCATCTGACTCATCCCCCGACAATAATGCAATAAAAAGAATAGGCAGCATATCCCTAGAGCTTCGGAATTTGATGGAAGGAAGTTCATATCTTTATGGGGCAGGAAAAACTCCTCTGAGAGCATTGGTTCTCAAGGAGTTGGTTGAGCATGTACTGGAAATACTGGAACCTCGCATCAAGGAGAAGGAAGCAATTGTAACAGTGGAAGGTAATGGAACTATTGTTTGGGGTGATACGAATCGACTAGGGCGAGTACTGATGAATCTGATCTCTAATGCACTTAATTATCAACCTCTCAGGAAATCTCATATCCCAGTCGTAAAAATATCAATAAAGCCAGAGTCAGAGCAGGGGCTTGTTACCTTAGAGGTGGAGGACAACGGAATTGGTGTGTCAGCAGAGTATCAAGAGCGGATATTCTCTCCGCTATCAAGGCTGCACGGGAGTCAGGATTACCCAGGTTCAGGGCTGGGGCTGGCTATTGTGGAACGGATTATATTGGAACACAATGGAAGTGTAGGAGTATCCAGTGAAGGAGACGGATCAACATTTTGGATTAAAATACCAGGGCATCAGGCACGTTCTGCTAGTAGAGGATGACTTGAGTGCAACTGAGATGGTTCGAGTTATTTTTGCAAGAATGCAGAATAGTTCAACGATCAACACCGTTCAACACTATGCACTCTGGGAAATAAACAATGGGAAAAGTGCCGTGCAGACTCTCAGGGAGATGCCTTTCGATCTAATACTTCTAGACATCTCGCTACCCATTATGTCTGGGTTTGAGGTCTTAACTCTTGTTAGGGCAATGCACATTTATACTCCAATATTTATGTTTTCCTCGTCAAGCAATACCTTGGATGTTCACAAGGCATACGATCTGGGAGCCAATGGATTCATATTAAAATCCGAAGGAAGAAGGCAAATAGAACTTCGCATAAGGGCTGTTTGTGACTGTTATTTTAATTACTTACTACTGCCATGCCCTCTATATTGATTATCGATGACACCCCCGAAAACTGTGAAGCTCTAGCGATGAATCTCGATGCCCTGGGTATGTCCAGTGAATCAAGGATAGTCGCTTACTCAATAGACAAAGGGCTGGAAGCCATTCAAGAGTTCCCCAGTATTCGGACTATTTTGCTTGATCTTCGATTGCCGGGGATAAAGATGGGCGAAGTAGTCGGCAAGGTGCAGGAAGTGTTGGAATTGTGTGGAAATACTAAGGCAGTCATCATTCCCATCTCAGTAGGATCAACGAACCCTTCCGTTGTCAATACCACGGAAATCGCTAATTCTATAACAGGCCCAAAAGCGTTGTCGAAAGTGCTGCAAATAGCCGACAACCATGTAGAGCAGAACATATCAAGGGAAGATAGGGAGGACATTCGAGGTGGGGCAACAAGGCTAGAGGGAAAGGTTGAGAAGATAGAAGCAATGCTCTTGGCTTTCAAGGAAGAAAACAGGGAGTTAAAACTTGAATTAAAGGAAGTCAAGTCCGTCTTGCTTGCGCTCAAGATGGTAGTAGATGATCCCCTACTTCTATGGAAGCTAATCCTTCGACACCCCGCAATTCAAGTAGCCGTAATAGCAATTGTTATCAGCAATATGGATTCAATGTTCGAGGCGTGGCAGAAAGCCAAGAAACTTTGGGACTCAGGGGCAGAAAACACTAGCCATCTGTCTCGCAATGTTGTCGCCCAGTCCTTCAAAGAGCCTACCGTCGTCGAGTCCAATGACCAAAAACCCAACCTCGCAATTTACCGCAGCAACTCCACTTTCTTGCAGGGCTCCATCAACAATGGTGATTGGCGCAATCCGACTTCCCCGCTCTCCAGTTGTAATCTTGGCTGGATCGACAAGGATAAAGCGAGTGTCGGACAGAAATATCCGAACCTCGCCACTACCCTGAGCACACGATGCCATGTATTCATTGGGTACTTGGGAGCCAACAAGAGAAAGCAGCCTACCTCGATAACCTACGAGTCTTGCTTCCGAGCTTGGGGCGACCCTCCGCATCTGATCTACGATACCGACGGCTCCTGTCCAGTTTTGGGAGCAAACGGCGACCTGAAGGCGTGAATTTAGATTCGACGTGTTGATCGATGCGAGTAAAACTAGCTCTGGAATCATGGGGAATGGTGAATGTGGCTAAGGTTTTTCTGACCAAGAACTGAGAGAGTCGATCACTTTGGGAGAATCCGATCTGGAGTAACCCAAGCTCTATTGATTCTAACTCAGTCCGCCGCCGACCAAGGAGAACTCGGACACCAGAGTAGTTCTTCTCCGAAACGTTGAGTGGACTATCCACTTCGTCAATGCCCAGTATCCCTCTTAGCTCCGCCAAGGGCTTGCCCAACCTCGCTTCCGCCGCAGGGATTCCTCCTCGAAAACGATCAGGGTTGTCAACGTAGCGGGGATTCGACAAGGTGATTCTAGAGGGAAAGGATAGTCCAGCCGCAGTGTCTTCGGTTACGGACACGTCAACTTGGAAGCCCGTCTTTACTCGAATGTCTTCAACCTTGCTCAAGACTTTACCCCAAGCCTTGCCTCGAAGTCCTTCAAGTCTATTAACTTCGGCTATGGCTTTGTTTCGAGCAAAGAACAGTTCCAGTCCACCGCTTCTTTGAGCCGCAACGACAACATCGATCTCTCCTTGAGTTAACCTCTGAATATATTCATGCTCCGCAGAAGTAAGTTGACCACCCGATACGTGCTTATTGATAATTCCAAGGGCGGACTTTTGATTCACAGAAGTCAATAATCCCCTATGAGCCAAGGAGGTAACTGTGTTTCGGTCTTGGCTAACCAGGCTACTTGCCTTTGTAGCCGACCTTGCCTGAGCTATGTTTTCCTTGAGTTCCGCCGTAGTCTTCGCTACCCCGCCAATGCTGACGGGCTTGGCTATCTCTGCTTCAATCAACCGTTTAGCCTCTTGAAGCTCAGTAATAGTCTGGCTTGATTTAGCCAAGTAAGTAGCTTGCTTCTTCTTGATCTCATTGCGAATCTCTGGCGCAACTTCGGTGTAGTAGTTCAGATGAGCGTCCCTCAGTCCCGTGGTCTGAATTGTCCCATCAGGTCTCCTGACTCCTTCGAGCCCTTTCTCAATCTTGGCAGCGTAATCATCGAAAGCTTTTAGTCCTGCCTGCTGGTTAGCAATCTCTTGAGCAAGAGCGGTGTCTGCCTTCTCTAGTAGTGGAGCAAGGTTCCTAGTCTTGGTGTCGTAATCAATGACCCTTTCTAAAGTAGGGATTGCCCCGACCTTTGTGACAACTCCATTGACTACTACTTCTTTTTCCAGCTTGTTTCTGACGCTCTCGAAGATGCGCCTACGAAAGGCGGCGGCACTCTCCGCACCGATAGCAGACTTACCTGCCGAGCCAAGTCCAGCAATGATTTCTGGATCGTTGATCGTATCAATGACTCTTTGCATGTTACGAAACACGTAGTCAGCCCCTTCTGGTCCAGAGACAAGACTGAGCAAAGAAAGATTGTCGTTAACGGTTTTCTGGGCTGAAGACAAACCCATCGTTGCGGTTCTCTCAATGCCGGACAATTCCTCCTGGAATAAAGTCGTCCCATCCGTTCGGGGACGAAACTTGTCAAGAACTGTCTCAGCGTTGGAATTAACTCGAACCCCTTCACTCTTCGCTAGCTCCCGGAGATTCTCTAGCGGCGGACTGATCCTCTGAAGAGCAACGTTTCTTTGCTTGTCATCCCCAAAAGTCTGCTTGTACCTCTTGGACTGGAGGGCAGACAAGTCACCTTTTTTCTTTGGCAATTTCTGTAAATCTTTCAGCATTGCCTTTAGTTGATCTCTCGAATTAGCTAAACGAGCCAATGTATCTGGCTGATTTGCTCTAGCCAAGCGAGAAATAGCTGCCTCAGTGGCCGCTAATTGAGAGTTGATACTTTGAACTAATGGAACGTCATCTAGCGAGGGAATACCGAAATCATTATTGCCAGAAGCCCTGATCTGCGCCCTGACCTCGCCAAGCTGAGAGTTCATTGCTCTCTGTTGCTCAGGGGTAAATTTAGCCAATTCCGCAGAAGTTAGCCCAAAAGCGGGTAACTCTAGCTGGCTTCCCGCCTCACCCAACTGGGTCTTGAGTCGATGAACTCGTCCCTGGACTTCTGGCGTGTTGATCAGTTCAGAGTATTCTTTGACCACCCCGTTACGGATAGCCAATAACTGATCCCTTTTTACTTCCATCTCTCTTTGCCTTACCGATGCTGCCGACTCAGGAATTCCGCCTCGTCCGGGTCTAGGATCGGGAACGAAGGAGTCTTTGAGTTGCTTGTCAATATCGGAGATTTCCTTGGACAACCGAGCAATATCTTTTTGGTAGGCGGGGGAGAGTACGTCCACGGGCACAAGGTCTCCGGTCTGCGAACCCAATGCTTCGGCGTAGCTAGCCTTAATTTTCTCCGCTTTCGTTGCCAATTCAACGACCGTATCTTGAGTAGTGTTAGCTAACCTACTAAGCCTCTCGGCAATAGCCTGTTGTCCTCGTGCAACTTTGATAGCAGCGTTTGCCTTGGTCTGAGCAGGTCGAGTATTTAATCTACTTCCGGGAACGCTCACCGCACTACCAAAGACTCTGGATTGTAAATCGGTCTTAAGCTGATCCACCTCCGTCAATACTTGCTGTTGAGCAGAAAGAGCTTGCCGAGTCTTTACGGGGAGCATTCTACTGATATCAGCCCTTTTTAGATCGCTTTGGGGAGTGATGGCTCCAATAGCAGCTTCCCCTAGGAGACCTGAAACATTGCTGACGATGGTTCCGGGGTCGGCAATCTTTGACCTTAGAGTCGATTCAAAGATTTGCTGTACCGTGCGCTGAGGAACTGTAACAGCCTTAGATGGCTCAAGGAATGACAGTTCTCTTGGGTCTAAAAGGATAGGTTTTACGGGCAGGGATATCGATGATTCTGTTTTTGGTGTTTCGGATACTTTCTCTACAAAAGCTCGGACTAAAGCATCGAAAGCTGGGTTCCCGATATCTTTTCCCGTAGCAGCTAAACGATCCCGCATTACTTGCATCCCTTCCCACTCCCCGTCTTTGTGGGCTTCCACGATTCTCCGAGCAATAGCCATCGAAACCCCTGCTCGATCAGAGATTTCCTTGGCGGCTCTCTCTGTGGGACCTTCGACAGCGATGAGTTCGTTGATGTTGATCCGAGCTAGTTGCCCACCCTTGACAATCCGGTCAACCGTCTTCGGTCCAACCCCCTTGATGGATCGAAGCATTTCAGTCAGTTCTTCCTTGGTCTTTGGTGGAGTCCGTGATATTAGTTGGACAATGCTTTGAGCCAAGGATTCTTTATTGGTACTCCCTGCTGGAAGTAGTCCAAGCCAATCGGATTGCCCCATCTGGCTTACTTCAAGTCCGCCAATCTCGACCTCTCCTCGCTCAGGGATGGCTAGTTTTGCTCGAAGTTGTCTTCTAATGTAATCATCTAAAGCATTCCCCTTCTCCCTTGACCCAGTGATTCCAATGAGTTGATCAAGGGAGAGTTGGCGGACATCGGGGTACTGCATTAGTTCTGGATACAGTCGAAGCAAGCTGTCGGGAAGGAGCCTTTGGGCTGGAGCTACCTGAGACAAGGGTGCTGTCATTCGCTGCTGAAAAGCCTTCATCTCCTTTCTCAAGGTTTGAACTTGCCATTGAGTCAGTCCGTGAACTTTCTGTAACTGACCGTCAGTTACTCCATTCAGGTTCACGTTCTGAGTGGCTAGTCGGTAGAAAGAAGGCTGCTCTTGTAGCTTCAAGGAGATGACGCTGGAGGACATCGGGGGAATCTTTGCTGCCACTGATGCTCTTTCGGACTGAGTTTCCTTCTCTCTGAGGTATTCAACTGCCTTGCTCAATGCTTCGGACTCAATGCCCTGAGCAACATTGCTACCTATGTCAGAGATACCGGGGATACCGGAGCCCTGGGGTTCCCCGGACGACCTTGACTTCATCTCTTTGCTGAACTCATTGAGTAACAAGTAAAGCCCACCTAGCCCCAAGGTAACTCCGGCTCCTATGGTGAGTGCCTTGATTAGCATTGCTCTCCGAGACCTCGCTGCCAACATCTCGGCTCGTCTAGCTTGGACTGCGGCAACTCCAGCTTGAATCCCTGCGTTAATTCCGCCTCTTATCCCAGCCTGAATGCCAAGACCAATACCCACTCCTAGAAGTGCCCTGCTTTTAGTCCATGCCTGAGCGATAGGAGATACCTTGGCTCTTGCGGGGTCTAAGTTGGGGTCTTTGTCGTCCTCACGATCTCGGTTGTCGTTGTCATCAACGGGTTCAAAGTGGCATCGACAATGGGGATGAGCGGGAATGATGAACTGGCTAGCATCGAAGCGATTGTTGCCTTGAGCTAAGAGTTCATTAATATTTAAGATCATTCCATTCCTGTCGCCACAGATAGCGCAAGCTCCTCTATCCAAGTTCACCCAGCGAACTTTTCTGACATCGGCTTGAAGATAAGTATTGAGTCGCCCCATTGAATAAGCTGCCGATAATTCAGTCGAAGCAATTCTTCGGGCTGCGGAGGAAGCACGGAACTGTCGATCAGATATCTCCTTGGAAGTCTCAGGATCGATCTTCTCCTTGCTTCTCTCCATGTTCCCGTAATCTCTCATGCCAATGGGATCGACGGCGTATCTAATCTCATCGAATAACTGCTTCTTGGCAAGCTCCGGCATCCCCTTGTCTGTTCGATGTCTCTGGATCGACTTATTTATAGAGGTGATGACTTGGGATTGGACACCGCCCTCGTAGCCCCTTGCTACAGCCTGTCCTCTGGCTATAACGGCTTCACTAAGCACAGAGCGAGACAAGGGCATCCCGTAGTTTGGTGGATAAACTACCATGAAAGGATTACTCTTTGCCTTGACAGTTCGAGCCGATACAGGGTCTTTCTCTTCTAGAGTAGAACTGTCTTCTCCGGCAAATTCTGCTCTTGACCTTTGCTTCGAGACTCTCTGTTGCAAAGTGTTCAACTCCCGTGTGGCATCCGATGAACCCACACTCCACATTTCTCTCCATCCCGCATAGATAAGCTCCTCCACTCCACTCCCCACTCGCCAAGGAACAGCAGCAATAGCTTCAGGAGTAGCCTTGTCTAACATTGGAGCGATCTTCTTGAGATAAGCCTTGGTTTCTTTACCAGCCAATTCATCGACACTCCGAGATAGCCAGTTCTCCCAGTAGTCGTGCTGCTCATGGATGGTTTGAGATGGCAAAATTGTTCTGGGTAAAGAATTGTCTTTCGTGGCAAAGTTAGAGATAATAGGAGAGAAAACGGAATCAAAAGCCATGACCATAAAATCTGCTACCGGGACTCCTAGCCGCATGAGTAGTACGGGGATTGCTACAAACATAACAACTACCCACAGTTATCTTAACGAGATTATGGAACTACTGATAAACAACGAGTTCTATCGCAATGAAGACATTCCTTGCCGAACAACGACAACAACTTCTAGTTACGATGCCAGCGATCCAACAACTTCGATCAATGGCACAATCTTGCAACTAATTATCGTTGATGGGACAACGGGAACTCCGGCTCCCTTGGTAACAAGAACAATGACTATTACTTATAATTCCGACTCTGAAGTTCGAGGATTTGCAAAGCTGGCTATAGCTGACCTTGCCACTCTACCAGTCAACTCCACTGTCACCCTAGAATACCGAGTGTGGGCTACCTTTCCCGGATCAGTCCGTAATCTTGTAGAGCGAGGCACGTTTAAGTCTAAGCCAGCATTGCTCTAAACAACGAATAGATCAACTCCCCGTACCGACTCTGTGCCAGCAACTTCCTGAAGGAGTCCCTGAGTCACCCGAAGTGTCCTTCCTTTTAGGTGGAATATTGCCATCTTCCACTCGTCGTTAGCTTCGCTGTGTAACTTGTCGATAGCAAAAGGCACATTGACTATCTTTGGCTTTAGCCTTGTCCTGTCGGCAATTACGGTGAATTCCGATGCCGACAGTAGGCATAAGCACTCTCCAATCAAAGAGTAAAGCTCAATGGTCTCTGGGAGGAGCTGAGTTCTCCACGCTAGATCAATGATTTGAGGCAACAAATGAAGCCTGCCTTCGATCTGGACAAGGAGAGTTAGCGCAGAAAAGTCAAGGATTGTCACGGATCGAGCGGTGTTAATCAATGCCAATTCTTCAAAGCTGATAGCTGTCTGATCTGGAGCTAGAACGAACTGCCTCATGATTTCTCTCTCTTTGTATTTATGTCTTTAGTATAATTAATTGCTTGTTCTGCGTTGACAAACAGCGACTGACAGCGTTGATCCTCTCCGGCAGCACGGAATACCAAGTCCCCCTTGCCTAGTAACTTGTGAGCGGGGAAGTCGTTGTCACCCAAGATAATCTTTGTATTTACTATGTCTCTCATCTTTAGGGCAACAATAGCCGGAAGATTATTGCGAAGCAAGCCGGAGACAACATCTACTGAAGGTCGCTGAGTGCATAGAATCAACGTAATTCCAGCAGCCCTTCCCTTAGCGGCAATACTGGTTACTAAGCTATTGATACGAGCAGCTTCGGCTTTGTAGGCTTTTTGGTCTTCTTCATCGCCTTCTTCGAGGATCATCAGGTCTGCGTATTCATCAATGATAACGATGTCCCAAGGCAATGGCTCGTCATCATTACTCTCGTTATAGATAGCGACACTTGCCCGTCTAGCTTCGGCACAGATTGTCATCTTCTCTGGATAAGTATTTGATACAGTCTTCTCCAAGAAAGTCAGAGCTTCCGGCTTGTTTGTAATAACTCGTGCATTGATCGGACTTTGACTAAGCCAACCAAAATCAGGAGACTGCCCAGCAACCTTGAAGTCAATGACGGTTAATCGATACTGAGCGGGATTGTATCTAGAGAGAGAAGCAACGGCTTGAGTTAGCCAAACGCTCTTACCCCCACCAGTAGTGGCTCCTACTAGCCAGTGGCAATATCTCTCGTCGGTGACAGGCACGGAAATCAACTTACCATCGACTCCAATGCCTACGGGGATTTCAATGTGTCCATCCTTGGGCTTGTCGCAGTAATCTTTGAGTAATGGAATTGTCCATTGATCTTCGGGGAGCGTTATGTCAATAGCTAAGTGACCCGGATGAGTCGTAATTATAGGCAGCTTGACATTCAAACGAATCATAAAATCTTCGTCATAGTGGGATATTGTCTTGACCCTAGTTCCGATAGTTGCTGGGGCAAATTTAAGCCGAACAAACTTCGGTGACTGAGCATAGTCAATGAAGTCTAGGCTATTCTTGCCTTCTCTGGCAACAATGAGTTGGATATCCACCACCCAGTCTTCAATGCAAGCGGGGGTTTCTTTTTCCTTGATAGTAAAGGGCTTCCATCCTTTCTTTCGGGCTAGAGCCACTAATTCTGTTCTGAAGCTGGGATTCTTTGAGATCGTTGAAAGACCAAAGAGACTTGCCCCGTCAAGGTGTCCCACAGAAGCTCTCAGAGCCTCAAGGTCTTCTTCGGTGGGTTGATAAGTTGTGCTTTCTTGCTTAACTACAAACATAAATAAATCGTTAATATCTTCAATGGCATTAATTACTTCTTTCTGGGTAAATTGTCTTTTCAAAGTTGGACGAATCTGAAGAGACTTTTGATCGAGTAAAGCCCTGGCAAATTGCCGGAGCCAAGGGAATGTTGTTAGCAGAAGTCTAGAGGTCATCATTTTTGTCTCCAGTTCCTCTTGAAGAACATGATGGTGGGATAAAGCAAGACAATAGTTCCCCACACAATGAGCATCAAGCATTGTAAGGCGTAATAAAAGAACAAAGCAGTAGCTCTGAACCACCAGTAGTTTCCTTTGATCGGATGCCAGTGTTGCTGGTTTTTGGCGATGGTCTCTTGGCAGTGACGACACAGAGTTACCGCATTGACCCCCAAGATAGGCTTTGCCCCCGGAGTGAAGCAATGAGTCACTTGGGGGCGATGAGTCGGGTCAAGGGCGCAGACATCGAAGATACTATTTCGTCTGTTGTTCATAGAAAGCTCTGAGGGTTTGGATAGGCTTAATTGGCTGGGAATAATGCTTCCCGTTCTGGGCGTTCTTGGGGAAGGAAGCCCAAGTCTTTGAGGACTTGAAGATTGCTTCCTCGAAGTTCCCAGCATCAACTAGGGGCAAGACACCAATCTGTTTGAGTAAGGCAATGGCGGCTTTGTCTTGATCGTCTGCACAGAATGTCTTGATTTCTGGGAAAGCCTTCTGGATGCCAGCAAAAGTGGTGGAAAGAAACTGATACTTTCCAGCAGCATCTGAGCCGTTGCGAACCCCATTGGACTGGGTAAAGCCAACGAGTCGCTCAGGGTGCTTATTGCAGTCCTGGAACTTCCCACCCCCAAAGTTAATGAAGTAACCATCTTTGCTGTAAGTTCCTTCGGCAAAGGCGATTGTGTTCAAGAAGGCTTTTCTTCTTGGAGTAACTTCGAGCCCAGAGGGTGACACTGAGGTCGCAGTAGCCGGAGCTTGGGTTTGCCAGTTGGTAGCAAACAAGACTACTAAGATAGCCGTGGAAACAAGAGTCAGGTGATCAGACTTCAGCTTCTTGGATATAAATAGCAAGTAGAATGCCGAGAACACAATAGCCCCAGGTAATGCCCCGTAAGTCATCGCCTTGCCGCTGTCACCCTTGAGGTTCCATGCTTGGCATATTTGGGAGGCTACAGGAGGTAGCTTGCCGCATTCGTCCGAAGTTTTCCGCAAGTTAATCCCGCCAGCATAAACTCCTCCTGTTATCCCGCCCACCAATGCTGCTGTCAGTAATCCATAAAATTTATTCATAAGGAAACCTTGGTAAGTTTGGAAACCCCGTCTCTTTAGAGCGGGGATTCCTTACCTTTTTGGTAAATATTTTTCGGGGTCTTTGGGAATCGTGTTAACGAGGATTTCAAAATGCAAATGTGGACCAGTTGAGTGTCCCGTAGAACCCACTTTGCCAATCACGTCAGACTGGCTGACTTCTTTACCAACAGAAGTAGTGATCTGAGACAGGTGGGCATACAGGGAACTGTAACCACCACCGTGATCAACAACAACCGTGAGTCCATAGCCACCCTGGGTTCCGACAAAAGTAACCTTGCCAGACTTTGTTGCCTTCACTGGAGTCCCGATGTCTGCTGGATAATCAAGCCCTGCATGGAGCTTCATCACGTTCTCAATAGGATGTAGCCTCATCCCAAACTTGCTATCTGATGGATCATCAACTGGATGAATGAATCCTTGAGAACTCGCTGGAGCAGAGCTTGCCGTAGCTGCCGTGGCTGTCGAGGTGTTTCCGTGGATAAAAGACTTGATAGGCATTGAGATCACTGGAACGGCTACGACAACAAGGGTAGCTAAGGCAATTCCAGAATGTACTCTTCGCTCCCACTTGCTTGAGGTCGTTGATTCCTTTGCTTGCTTTGGACTCTCCGCCTTCTCTGTCTTCTCTGTGATGCTGGGAGCTAGAACTCCTTTTATCTTCTCAACAATCTCTTCGGCTGCTGCTGAGTTTAAGTCAATCTTGATCTGCATACGAACCCCGCTAGATGCACAAAGGATTTTTTCCGGTCTTGTCTGTAATAGTCTTGGCAAGGCTACCATCGGGAGGCGGTGGACAAGACTTTTCTTTTGGAGCTTCCTTGCTTGCCATGTCAGGAAACTTCGGCAGAGAGAATCGAAGAAAATCGGGGCTACTCAAGTTAAGTAACAGTATTGTTAACCCCAATAACGAGCAACCCCGAAGTACCCAGATGTTCATGGTCTTTCCTATTTCCCAAAGTAACCAGCTTCAATATAGGCAGGAGGAGCGGAAGAACCGCCAGAAGCCCCGATGCCTCGAACACCAGCCCTTACTTGAACTCCGTTAGTAAGAGTGCCAACAAACATCCCCCAGATTATAGGGATACCCACCGCACCAACGAAAAGAATTACCGCAGTGTTCACCCAATTCCGATAAACAAACACTCGCTGAACCGTATGTAGGGCTGACCAAGCTACGGCGTTGGGTCCGTAAAGCTTTTCAACGTCATGGTATTTGGTTTCTGCAATTAGAATCTCCTTTCTAGAAGATTCAACGGAACCTCCGCTGGTAACAATGCTGATTTCGGAATTTCGAGTAGTCATTTTTCTCTCCTTAACTTAGTTGGGCTAATGAACCAAAGTCAGTATCACTACTGTCTTCACCTTCTTTCTCCGTTTCTTCCTCCGTGTCTTCCTTCGAGGCTTGAGGTAAGCCACTCGCCTGAGACTGTAGCTGAGGAAGTTCTATTCCCTCTTCCGGGATTACCGTTTCTGCTAGGGACAAGACTCCTCCCACTAAACTAGCTGCTCCCAAGAAGAACAATAACTTGGCGTGAGGGTTGGGCTGGATGACTGTCTGAATGTAATTGATCTGTGGGCTCGGAGCTACATTCATCGTGTAACTCTGAGAGCCAATGGCAATCAATGTAAACCCAGAAAGAATGCTGAACCCGCTAAAAAGTAGCTGGATAATTCTCATCTACTTACCTCCCTTGACTAAGTTGTCTATATTAATCTGCTGAATCTGTCGAACTGCATCGGTGTTCCCTTGGCGATCCAGCATGATAGCAAGGGAGTCATTGACAGCTTGCTGGGCTACCAGGGCTTGCTGAACTTGAGATTCATTGACCATCAATGTCGTCTCAAGGGACAGCATCTGAATGGCTACGGCTTCAAGAGCAGCTTCACTGAGCAACTGAGTAGCGGTGGGTACAACGGGAATCTTGTCGCCAGTGGCGGTCGTGTACACCTTCGTGTGACTCACAACCCCTCTAGTCGCAGCGACCATCTTGGTGTCATTGGTTTGCTGGTACTTGTACACGGCGGTTTCAAAGGTATCACCAAAATACACGCCGTCCTTAGTTGTTCGCTGAATATTGATCCACTCACGAAGTTCAGCGGCTCTCTGAATTGCTACGGTCTGAAGCAATCCGGCACTGCCAGCCGACACGTTTCTCGGATCGAAGTTGAAGGTAACTACCCCCTTGAGGAATTGATCTCTAGAACCTGCTAAGTCTGCTTTTGCATTGTCAACGGCAGTCGGTGGTGACGGTGGAAGCTCGGCGGGAGGTCGGCTCATGAGGATCAGTATCCAAGCTCCTCCAGTAGCCAAAAGAGCTACAGCAGGAAGTAGCACCGCTCTAGGAATCTTAATCTTGTTAACTCTAACCATAGTTCCCCTCGTAAGCTTCGTTGATTAATACGTGCTGAGCAATACACAGAACTGTCAACCCCACAACCAATGGAAGGCTGAGATTCATTCCGGCAATACCAACGACGGAGTACAAGACGCTCATATGACCAACGGCTGTAGCGGCTCCAGTCCAGATGTGAAGATGCTCGGTCAATTCACTTTTAATTATTTTGAATAGTTTCTTCATTATTTTTGGTAGAAGCAGTTGTGAGTAAGTAAACCAGTGATTAACACCGAGAGAAACACGAGGGGAAAGAAAACTAGGTCTGGAGCGTTAAACAGCTTGCATCCGGCAGATGCTGTCATTCCAGCAAAGGAGCCAATGACAATCGATGTCTTTACTGCTACCTGCTCCTGCTCCTTCGCCTTTACTAGTAACTGGAGATACTGACCTTCGATGGGGTCTAGTTGCCTCCGCCTAACAGTAACTGACTCTCCTTGCGAGGCTGCAAGGCTAGTAGCTGCCTCGGTTCCTTGGGCATGAAAGCTAGCATTGATGCCACTGAGTTTGACTGGATACCGTTTCCCAATCCTAGGGCAGCTACTTGTTCTGTTAAACCAGCGGATTCAATGAGTTCGTCGAAGGGCAACTCAATGCTTTTTTGGAAAGCAACGGTTTCTAGCACTCTGTACATTGCTCCTATCTGCCGACCAGAAATAGCTGCTGCAATAGCCAAGTCTTCACTATTGCCTAAAGACATCTGCCTCGTCTGGGCTGAATGCTCAGAGCCAAAGTTCTCAACAGCGTCAGCTTCTTTCTGTCCTTGAATTGCATTTTTGATTTGGACTTGGGTTAGTCCGGTAATGTAAGACTTTGCAACCGGGGCTTCCAAGGTGATGCAGCTTCCTAGTTTCTCGGCAGATTCCAGATATGCAGTTTCTGTATGAGGTAGTCCGAGCTTGGTGTGGACTTGACTTAAATAGACTTTTTTTGTGGTAGGGGTAGGCATTTTAATCTCCAAACGGGTTGATGTTGTTTTCTTTGAGCTTTTGTAAGTGCTGCTCGACACTGTAGTTCAAGGTAGATCGAAGGTAACTATCTAGGCGTTCCCAGAGGGTCAAGGATTGCTCCCCGCAGAAGACCTCCTCAATGAAGACGTTCCCTGTTAGTCTTAGTCCCCATCGCCTGTTCGTTGCAAGATGATAACAATCAAGTTGAGCGATCTGGTCTTGAGTAAAATAACTGTCCTTTCTTTCTGTTGGGAGTCCCAGCGCAACCCTCCATCTATATATGGTTGATCGATTGACCTTGTATCTTTTTTCTGAGAGTTCCTTGAGACTAAACTCAAGATTAATAACTGGTAGCTCTTTCATTTTGTTTCGGCATCGATTTCTCCTAACGAATTTGCGTGGTTTCAGCCTGTTTTTCGTAATTCGTGCAACATACAGAGGACATCCTCGCACTGTGCAACGTAGATGCAACATGAATGCGCTCTCGTTGCATCTACTGAAATTAATATAAAGCCACCCCTCATGGGATGGCAATAGATGGACTACATTTTTGGAATACATAACTATTACACCTGTAATAGTTAACCTGAACTCTCCTGCCGTCTCTTCTTCTGGGGAGGAGGAACTCGGTAACGAGGAACGCTATCAGACACCAGCAGAAAACGAAGGATAATGTCGAGGGAACCCAAGAATGCTTCGAGAACCAATGGGTACTTACCTTCAAAAGAGTTAGGATTGCCCTCTCGATTAGTCCATCTCCATTTCTGGTATGCAGTCTCTGAGTCCGTTGCAGTCCAACGAACGTTCATTACTCCTTTGTCTATAACCAAGTCAATGCAGCAAGCCTTGTAGAATGGGTCGCCACAGTAAACTCCGTAGATCAAGGGAATCCACTTCTCAAAGAAAACTTGGGGATGCAGTGTTCCTGTCGCTGGGCTCTGGGCTAAAACTTCTTGATAGGTTGGTCTCTTCCTTGTCTCTAGCATATTTGGAACTACGGTAAGGTGGTCGGGACAATGGTAGCACAACCCAACCTCGAATAGCATTCTCAACGCAAGATACCCCGACTATTTCTAATCAGGGTATCTTGTTTGCGTGGACAGGATTCGAACTCTGCGGCAGGCGTACTTCTAGGTATCCGTCCCCATTACGCCCAACTAGACGGTGGTATCCTTACTCATTCGGATTTCAGCTTTAATCCAGACTCGGCAACACGCTATCCCACATCTTATCATTAACCGAGAGTTTCTGTTAAAATTAGCAAAAAAAGGAGCGAAGAAATGCTTACCCTTGGAGACTTTTCAATTTCAGAATTCCGCCAGTTCGGGGCTAAGAACAAGCACAAAAAAATACCTGCCGTTCCGTTAAAGAAGACAGGCATCTTGGACAAGTGGAGAAAGAGGCTAAAAGGAAAACCAATGAAGGTGTACCTAAAAGGAACTGGAGGAAACAAAAGAAAGCTGTACTCCGTTGGTGGGCACTTGCGTAAAAGCCATTATGTTGTTGGCAGAACGGGATGGTATGGCAGTGGGGGAATGAATGAACTCAAAGGTACAGCTAAGCGTAGAGCAAGGAGAGTCCTTCGATCTCAGGGTGGAATACTTTAATGCGCCCATCTTGCCCTATAGTCTCGTGCATCAAGGTGGCACAGGTATGGGTGTCGAGAATACCTACCCAGCCCACCTGCCCAGATAGGATCAAGGAGAGCGTAGAGTTCATCGCCAGTCATTCCTTCAACCCAGAAGTCCATAGCATCGCCAGAGAGATGCCTGCTGTTGCTAGAACCCCCGGCATTGGCATTGGCTGATGGATTGCGATACCAACTGGTAATCACGAAGGGTTGTTTAATCAAGTCCCTTGCTTTTTGCGCTTCCGTAGCAATGCGAATCATCCCATCGTAAACTTCTCTCGTCTGAGGTAGTCTCTTCCCATCACGGGTAGCTTCAGCCCAAGTGAAAGCCCCGCCCTTGATGATCGAAGAAGCTAAGTCTACCTGGGAAAAGTCGGGGACAGCTTCGACTACCAACTGCTCGGAAGCATAGAGCTTAGACAGAGTTAGGGCTCCTACGATTCCATCGTTGTCAAGTCCATTACTTGACTGGAATCGCTTAACCGCCAACTCAGTGAGTAGTCCAAAGTCACCATCGTCAGAACCTCCTGGCAAAAGATTGAGTTCTATAAGTTTTGCTTGTAATTTTGTGACTGACAAGCCAACTGATCCTTTTCTCATAAAAAACCCTCGGTTAGTTTAATTGAAATAGCCAGAGCAACTGCTCCAAGCACAACCACGAAGAAACAAAGTATTCCTGCCATGAATACCCTGCCAGCATTGATCGCCTCTTGGATACACTCCGCCAGGACGACCAACACTAGCAGTGCAACTAATAGCTGGAATTTATTCATGGATGACTTCGCAGGCAATGGCATAATATTCTTCCCTTTCGGCTAAGCCCAAGGCTGGATCGGTTCCATTAACTCTACGGGAAACTTGTCGGCAGGTCGCCCCGGAATCAATGAAAGCGTTGATTTCGTTGTCATGCCACCAGAACCCCGACGGGATAAATCGAGGTACGTCTTTCTTCACATACTCAATACCTTCCATTACCCTGGGGTCTTTAAGATAGTTGGAGAGCCTTCGGTAGTTATATCTGCCCGTAGTCTGAATTGGATCAAAACCCTTGAATCGCATCCCATCGCCTTCTTCAACGTTTCCTAGGTCTTCTCGTCCTTCGTAGGCAGAGCCGTCGGCTATCTCTTCAAAGTATCTCAAGCCACCGGACTCGTGGGCTATTTGGGCAAGGAAATGGCGTATCTGTGCCGGGGTGGAGATATTGAATACCTCCATTGAGCCGTTCAGCATTACCAAGTCCTCTGGAGCTATTCTATTGTTGCAGATGAATTCAACTTGAAACTGAGTTAAAGGTAAGCAAGAAGTCTCTGCTCGACTTTTAATCAACGACTGCAATGTCTTCGGTCCAACAATGCCATCTACGACTAATTCGTTGGACTCTTGGAAGCTTTTGACGGCGGAATCGGTGATTGCGCCAAAGTGTCCGTCGGGAAGACTAAGCAGTCCGGCAGAAGAAAGAGCTTGCTGAAGGAGGAATACTCTCCTCCCTGAATCGCCTCGTTTAAGAGTAAAGGGCATAATTATCTTGTTTAGAGGGTGTTCCTCTATTGTACCCAAAAAAATCGTTGCTCATCTAGCTTAGGAACTTCCTGGAAGTGAACGGAGAGTTTATATTCTCCCTGGGGACAATGAAGGGCTTTGGAGGGACATCGTGACCTGAGTGGGCGTTGAATTCTGTGTTGGGTCGAGGGATTGCCTTGGGTTTCTTGTTGCCCTTCGTGGGTGCATTCTTCTTGTCTATCCAACCTATTGCTTTCTTTTCTTTGTTGGTCAGCCGCTTAACTTTTTTCATGATTCTCTCGCTTTGATATTCGGATAGCAGTATATCAAAGTTGACCGCAAAAAGTAAAGCCCTCAACTTTTTACAGTCAAGAGCTTTACTTTTTGGTCGGGGAGGCGGTATAATCCGAGTATCAAAGCAGAGAAACCTGCCAACCCAATTTCTTTGTTCTTTGATACTAGCACTCCCTTAACCAGAATGCAAGTATTTAAGCCAAATTTGGGGAGCTTTGATTGTCGCAGGATAGTGGGCAGCTGTATTCCTGTATGGTGAAGACTTGCACAACTCAGGGCAAGACTGAACTTACTCCGAGTTAGGCGGGGTTAAAACGCCCTCCCAATGACGTAGG